TTTCAAAGGCACGCAATAGTTTTGAAGCCATTGAAGCTGCATCACTAATCTCAGCCATCATGTATGGTCGCCCGTCAATATTGGTGCGTCTAAAGCAGTCATGCAAAATATCAGTTAAATCATCTACGGTAGCAACTGCGGAAGTATCATTGATGAAGTGCTGAAAGAATCCGTAGCATTCAGCACACAGATCCCACTCTGAACTTTGCTTGGAATCATACCCATACCATTGATTACGAATAGTGATATATTTACCCATTTCTTCTGTATCTTGAGTGGTTTTACCACAGCGATCACATTTTAACGTAGGTATATCGATTCGCGTCACTTCTCAAACTCCTCTGCAAAATAGGTCCAAAACTCTTGCGGCATACCGCCACCCGAAGCGTCTACCATATCCGGCTTTTCATTCTCTAGAGAACGATACGTATTATGATTAGTGAGAATATATTCCAAATGTTCTGTACTACTCAAAAGCGCTGGTGTCCAATAGGTTTCAAAAGTGCCGTTTTCAATCTCCGTAAAATCTGCTAGTTGGAAACCTAGAGTCAGTCCTATCATTTCAACTGAACTGATAAGCGTTGTAATGTAAAGCTCCCCAACGCTTTCCTCTAGAAATTTGATCAAAGGATGATCACCTGTAATAACAATTACGAGACTAGAATTTCTTAGTTCAGTCATGCTTGCTCCCAAAACATTTCAATGGGTGATTTAGCCCATCGAGCGCGCCTCAAGCAATCTCTAGTTCCGCGATTGCGTGCTCCACGCTTAAGAAACCCTAAAGTGTAATCGATGCCAGAATCCACCATTTCTTGATTTCTGACATAACCTGCCATTGGGCAATAAGGTACGAGTACTTCTTCTACTGTCCTGAATTTAGGTCTATGGTAACAATTTTGATCACACTTTCTATCCCAATCGGCAGGATAGCATTCCGGTGTTGCCCACTTACGAGATAATGTCCATTCATAAGCGAATTCATCTGCACCTTTGGGCAATTTAGTTTCAGGATCATAACCGCACACAACAATAATTTGCCTAGCTGGAGCAAAGCGAGACAATCTATCCCACACCAAATTTCGATCCGTTAATTCCCTTGAACCAGTGACAAGTATTCTCATAGCACACTAAACCTGCTCTCCATTTTGAGACGTTGTTCTTCTGTTGCAGCCAATATATGCTCAGGGGAGAACAATCCAGATGCAGTTAGAATTGCAAGATGCAAATTAACATGCCAGTTTACATGACCATCTTTGTACTTATCTGGTACGCGAGAACAACATTCAAGACACGTTACATCTCGCATTCTAAAACCACCGCTTTGATTTCCACCCCTGGACACATCATTTGCAAACAGCGGTCCAGATCATCAAACATGAACCCGCCCTTGGCCCCTTGGAGATAAACACCTCTGCGCAAAAATTCATTCCAACTAACAGGAAACAGGATTCCCAAGTTTAGTTCAATGGCTTGTTGAAAAATTCGCCGTGCATCTTCATGCGTAGGACATACAATGTAGGCACCTGATTCTGAAGCCTCTTTGATCAACTCAGATGTACGGTATGACTTTCTATGCCTTGCAATAACTTTCATAGATCTACTCCGTTTTTCCATCCGCAGTGAGCAAAGATTATGCAGGGTTCTGGTGTTCCCTTGCGCCATTCTGCAGGTGGGTCTGCATAAAGCATATTGCTAGTTCTATCTACCAAAAGATCAATCGCTACGATATTGAAATCCTCGATCCCGTATTCCATATCATCTGTGAAGCATTCTATGTCATCTGGCAAATGTGCTGTCTTAGAACGTAATTCACCTAACTTCATCTTCTAACTCCGTTTCCCAATGCCATCCACACGACCAACAATCAGCACGATACTCAAATACTAAGTATAGCTTGCCATCTCTAGCTTGTAGATAGTTTTCGTAGTTCTCACGTACGTCACGTTGATAACCTAGTTCTTCTGCAGCATGATCAATAATCCCAGGTGCAACCAGGGGATGCTGTTGTGGCCCTTTATAACTCAACACATCAGGATGGCACTTCGGACATACAGTGTGACTGTCTGCGCTCATCGCTTACCGTTCCCTACATTCCAACCAAAGCTGTCATTGTAAGGTTCCCAAACAGTTTGAACCAAGCGCCGACTAATCTTGAAATTCCGATGATTGCTATCAGTGTGGTAGCGCTTGTAAGCCCTTAGCTTAGCACGACTTTCAAAGAATTTGTGTTTCTTCAACCATTTACCTCTAGGAAACTGTAGTTCATAATCAAGTCTCCACTCAAACTTAAATGTTAATGACTGTTTGAACCCAAATCCCAAGGGTGCCAACAACTTAATCGGTTTCATAACCATTATGGGCATTCTCCTGCATGTATTAAGCCGCACTCGCACGACTTTTCGTGGTTTCTTCGACCTCTTACTACAAATGTTGGTTCTGGTTTTTCATAGCCGAAATCTTCTGGCTTTTCGGGACAATGCTTAAATGCTCTGCCATCTCGATCCTCATGGCAGTAATCATGTGCAAATTTCTCATTAACGAAATGCGCTTGAGTATCGCGTTCTACCCATTTACCGCACAGTTGGCATTGACCTCCGAATTCTGCTGTAAAGCAACGGGATTCACTCATCAAGCTCACCTTGCTTCCAGTCCTCGTATTCTTTAGCTAATGCATCAGTCCAAAGGTTTGGATGGGTTTTCATGTGTTCGTATGCTTGAGTGTAATCACATACTACAACTTGTTTTCCATCAACAGTCTTAAAAGTTAATGGAAATTTTGGAGGCACCGGTATGTCTTGACCACATTCAATACACTCAATACTCATTTTGCCACGTCCACTACATAAGTGAGCATTTCTGCCCCAGTAGCTTCACTTACTGCCAACGCTAGAGCTTCCCACTGCTGCGGTGATATTTCACTCATTTGTTTTCGAAGAATGTCAGTTGCATCTTGTGGAGGTCTAAGATCTGAATAGCGCAAAGCAAACGTAACTACAAGGCGGCATTCATTTCTCGGTGGTTTACGTGTTTTTACTGGCATCAGGGTATTTCCTTTGCAGACTAGCTAATTGGTTGCGTTCTCTACGCTCTTTGTCAGCTTTCTTTTGCTTTTCTAGGTTTTCGCGCATAATACGGCTATCTTCATTGGAAGAATAACGGTTGTACTTTTTGCGTGGTTTGTCCTCTCCTGGTATCCATTCAAAAACTTCAACACTTGATAGATATAGATCAGGATCTTGGAAAAATCCAGATAGCTTTTTCAAAACTTCGTCGTTAAACGCCTCCACTCCAATCAAGTCAGTATGCCCGAAGTGGTTGTGTCCCATAACAATAAACATCAATCCTCCAAAGGCTCTTTGAGTTTACGCATATAACTACGAGCACACTTTGCGCACAAATCCATATCAACTAGATATTTTCCTGATCCTGTAATCCTCATTTCTAATCTAACCAAAGGCTCTGGTTTCCAATCACTTCCGGCAATCTCAGGCTTATCTGCTTCAGTTAACCTAAGCTCTTTACCGCAATTATCACACCATGTTTTCTGCATTAATTCCACTCCTGCATTGGATCACGATTCAAAATCTTTGGCCCAGTTGCCAATTCATCGTATGATGATGGCATCGTTTGATTGCCATGTTCTGCTTCACAGCGGGCACCAATAAGAATCAATCTCCTTACCGCACCTGACATAGATATTCCCATTTCTCTACTGTAGTCGAGTACAAATTGGTAAACTCCCTTCTCACAACCCATTCGGATTGCAAAATCTCTGCGGCCTTCATTCACTGAATATTTCACAGCCAGGCCACTCTACCAACAGGACGACGAATAAGCTGTACCATATTCATATGCTTATCAGGATGAGCATTGCGTATCTGCCGATACAGGTCCGACGCTTTATCAATATCCATCCAATCAGAACGTTTATCTTCCCAGCCCAAATTCTTTGGGCCACCTACGAATTCACGCCACTCCACAGCATATAGATAAGTTGTTCGTTTAAATATCATTTCTTAATCCTATACTCAATATCACTAAAATGCTCGTAGTCATACTGCTTGACTTGACCACTTGAAACTTCTGTTATCACAAGGGTTTTCGGCAATGGTGTGCTATAAGTTATCCATTGTCCATCTTTAGGACCACCGATTAACTTAACCTTTGTGATAGCCATGGTGCTCCCTTATCATTTCACTTTTACATTCAGTCAAAGCCACTGTGATATCATCTATTTCAGCACGTTCAAAGTTGAAAAATTCTCCTGTCCTAAGATTGAGAGCAAATCCACAGTCATCAGTTGACGTAACAACCCAATGACCAGATTCGATTTTAGTAACATTTCCGTGTAGCTTTCTAATTTTCATTGGGCCACAGCTTCTTTCGGAACTTTTTACCATTAGGCTTTTCCATGCACCTACGCACTGTCATCAACACGTGTCGATCTGCGTCGCGAGCATGATCTAGTCCTCCAATAGATGTATAGACACCAAGATGCTTCAGGCGGGCATTGTCCAGTCGTTTTGCCATAGCAGCTTGTTGTTTATGCAAAATACGACCCTTCATCCAAAGATGGTGCCTCGCAATAGCAATCAATTCAACAGGTGCTAGATCTACTGCAATTTGTTTAATCCAGAAATCCTCAAAGATAATTACCGCACGAGACCATTGATCACAAAGCTCACGAATCTCTTTAGCTCCCTCATCAATTGGATTGCAATCAATATGTCCATGAAACCAACAGACTTTACTTTCTAACACAGTCTCAACTGAGGTATCCAGTGCGTCAATTCCACCAATCACCTTGGGAAAAGCCAACATTGACCACCCTGTTGTTCCGCCCGGGTCAAAAGCTAGTATGCTGTAGCATTTGTTGTTTGGGTAAACAATTTTGTTTGGAATTACCGGTCCAAGGTAAGTCATCACCATTTACTCCAACTGGCGAAATCCTCTTCGTTTCTGCCGTGACTTTTCCTGATGTGAGCATAGAAATCATCAATTATTACTTGGGTTTCAGAAAGCGGCAGCTCACTTACCAATCCAGTTCTGTTTCCATCTGCACCGCAACTGTGACAATGCCAGAACCAAAGATTCGAATCTTCATCTGATTGAATTAGTTCGACATGTTTGTATGGATTATGATCAAAACTCATTTCTTTCTCAGCTTTACATTTAGCAGGACAATCCAAACTGCTTGTGCAGCAATGATTCCCAACACCACAACACCTGACCAAGGAAATATCGGTAGTCCATAGCACTGCATCATTCAATCCCTAGCCTCTCATTCGAACGTTCAATTTCGTGAGGGATTGATGAGTTACGCATGATTGAAATAGCAAGTGCTAGACCTTCATATCGACCTTTATTCAGGGTGTGCTCTTTACCTGCGCCAATCTCGATAAGAATCTTTTCCATCTGTTTACGGCGTTTATCCATTTGGATTTCAAGACGTTCAATGATGCTGCGCCCCGGTTTAACTGAGTGCGTTGATTCTTTTCTCATTTCATAATTCCATTAACAGTAACAGAAGCTCTCTTTAAGGTGTCTGTGTTATTTTTGATACCGCCAAGATTGAACATAATAATCATCAACATGATATAAACTCCAGCATTCCAGTTGATAAAAGCTAACGCTATGAGAAGTCCTAGAAAGCTAAACCCAAATCCAATGAACGCAATTCGCTTGATGAGCAAAGAACGCTTAGCCTTTTTAACTGCTTTCTGTCGGGCTAGGGTTTCCTCGTTCACAACTTCCATTACTGTTCCCTTTCTCGATATGATCTGCTAGTTGGCGTAATACGTTGGGAATCTCTGACTTTGGCATCCCTGAGTAGGTGTAGTCATAGATCGCAGGACTAACACCTTCAACAGTTAAGTTCAATTTCACAATGCTCTCCTAGCAATCTGTGAAAGGTCATCTCCGCGTAGCCATTTCGGCAATGGTGGAGTCTTACGCGGCTCGGGGCGGTGGTTAGGCACACAATGCGAGATCCGACCACTATGAGGACATTTGAACAGCTCTGCTTTTCCCTTGGCATCAAACATAGCACCAATAGGCTTAGAACAACTAGAGCAACGATAATGCATTACATTCCTTCCGGTGCTTTGAACGAAATCCCTTGTGCCTTAAGCTCATCCATCAATTCTTTCAAAACTGGACCTTTATCTTTGATCTTCTGTTCACCAACCATAAACTCTTTCCACTTTATGATTACACAGTCTTGCTCATCGATAGTCTTTCTCTCCCAAGGAATATCAAATTGATTCAAAAGATCCATTATTGTAAGAGGTTGTCTTGCAAGCACTCTCATCATGGTCATTTGAGCAGGACTGATATTTCCTTCTTCTGGATTTAGCATTGGATGACTCACTTATTTCTCCTTAATAATAAACATTTCATCTGCTTGCAGACCTAACCCGCCCCAGTCACTTGTCTTTCCTTGTGCGACAACAACATCGCCTTTGGATAGATTTTCAATATCATTAGTATAGCTGGGATACTTCCATCGATTAACACCAATCCTAATTGTTTCTCCGTATTCATCCTCCACATATAGAGCAACATACTTGATGAGATGATTGTCCTTCAATCTCTTTAGAGCATCACTGTACTCATCAATATTTTCACGCTTACACAACTGCTCTACTGCATCATAATATTTTTTCTTCTTCAAAACCCCTGTGTGACAAACAATCTGACCGTCTGGAACTATATCTATTGAATAGTGCGTAGGAGTTGGGCATCCGAAAGGCAAAGAACGCCTTACCTTCTCAAGAGTCTTACGGGTATTTTGCACCCCAAATGGATCATCTGATTCTACAAAATCTACAATTTTTTGTATCGTCTTTTTGCCAATTCCCTTGACCTCAACCAAATCATCCCATTCAAGATCGCGAGTGTAAATTTCACCGCGCCAATCAATGATGGCTTGAGCGGTCTTAGGTCCAATTCCTTCAATAGCTTCAAGTCCTGCAACAATTGTAGGAACTCCACCAGCCTTGGCAAGAGTCCAATCATGACCGGAATGCATAATATCAGGAGGCAGAACCGCTATCCCCATCCGATCAGCTTCTTGAATAAACTTGGCACGCTTGTCGTTATCTTTACACTTAGTGAATTTTGCTCTGTAAAACGCAGCAGGATAGTGAATCTTGAGCCACTGTTGCCAATACCCAATATGAGCATAGGATACGGAGTGTGCGATGTTGAACGCATAACCGGACGCACTAACCATACCGTCCCATATTTTTCGTGCGGTATTTTCCGAAAGTCCGTGCGTCCCAGCACCTTTGATGAATCTCTCAAGATACTTGTTAAATTGCGTTGACCCAAGTTTATCATGGATAATCTTTCTCATTCGGTTTAGTTCAGCAGGTTCAAAGCCACCCAAATCCCTTAGCACATAAAGGATCTGTTCTTCATACGTGAGCACTCCGTAAGTGTTAGGCCACTCAGTTGTGTAGTGACGAATAATATCGTGAGCGAATTCCGGTAGTTGTCCAGAGTTTTTATTAGAGATATACCCCTTGTCATTAGCACCAGGGCGGGATAGAGCATTGACATCTGCCAAGTGCATGAAAGTTGTTGGCTGGACTGCTTTTAGGATGCGCCTGGTGGTGATTCCTTCAAACTGAAAGATTCCCATAATTTCACCGTCACGAAATGCTTGCAACGTTGGCTCATCATCTAGAGGAACCTGATATAGATCATCAACAAGAGAAATACCTGCATCTCTGCATATTTGGGCAATTTCTCCCATTGCTACCAGGGAAAGCAAGTCAACTTTGAGCAAGCCAAGGTAGGCAGCATCTCTTTTATCATATGGAATTGATTGTGCCACACGTCCTGTCGTAGAAAGTTCACGTTCATAGGTAGCACAAATTTCATCCAAAGATTTGGCATCCCCGCCTGCGATAACCATACCTGCAGCGTGAATGGAAAAATTCTGTAGATCGCTTTCTAACTCTATTGCGTAGCGAAATTCTGGGGTTTCTTTAAACGCTTTTGCCACTTCGGGAAATGTGTTGACAGTATCCAATACTGAGTAGGCAAAGCGAGGATGACCCTCTTCTCTTTCGAGAAGTTTGCTTTTAACCCGATCCACTTTCCATGAGGGAATGTGATAGACCCTTGCAATGTCATCAATCGCAGATTTGCCCAAATACCTTTGAAAGTTAGCGATATTCGCAACCCTATCACTGCCGTATTTTCTTGCAGCATAATCGAATACCTCATCCCTTCTCTCATCTTCGAAATCTAGATCAATATCTGGTGGATCAGTTCGCGTTGGATCGAGAAACCTTTCGAAAAGCATAGGGAATTGCATTGAATCGATTTCGGTGATCCGTAGGAGATAGCAAACCAAGCTCCCAGCTGCCGAACCTCTTCCTGGTCCAACCGCAATGCCCTGACTTTTGGCCCAGACCACCAGATCAGCGACAATGAGGAAATAGTCAGCGAAACCTTCTCTCGCACAGATAGTTTCGTACTCATGCTTGATCCGTTCTTTATAAGCTTTCACGTTTGCGTGAATGTTTTTATTGTGTTTGACCCGATGATTCCAACCAATCGTAATCCATTCACGTAGAAGGTTTTCTGGCGATTCTACTCCGAATTTTGGTGGGCTTGACTTGGGTAACCGAACTCCTGTGCAACGTCTAGCGATTTCCTCAGTTGCGAGTATGGCTTGTTTCGCATCATCTTCTGAGAGTCCTGTTCCTTTAAGATCTTTGAAGATTTCTGCATCAGATTTTGGATATGTAAGTAGAATGTCATATTCCCACGAAGCATCAACAGTTTGCACATCTTTTCCGCGATCTGCAGCATGAAGAATCCTTTGAATCGCATTTTGCTCAGGGAGGGGATAATGCACATCGCTTGTAGCAACAAGGGGAACGCCTGTGTCCCTCGATATTTGGGCCAGTAACGGGTTAAGAACACAAGTACGCTCAAGCCCAGGAAATCGCTGAACTTCCAAGTAGTATCGATCGCCAAAAATCTTTTGAAACCTTCGTACTCCCCTAACAGCACGTTCATACGCCCCGTCAGAGGGTTGAAGTGATTTTTCACCGAAATACTTTCCACCCAACAGCGTACAAGATAATGCTGAGTCTGCGCACCCCGAAAGGGCAATGATCCCTTCATTCCATTTAACCAAATCTTCCCAGTAAACAGTTGGGCTGTAATAGAATTGCTGCCAAGATTTCGTAACGATACGATTAATATTCTGCAAACCAAGCTGCGTCATGGCTAGCAAAATCATGTGAGTCTTAGATTGGATGCCGGGTTTACCGAAATAAATTTCAATTCCGAAAATTGGCTCTACGCCTGCCTTTTCGCACGCTTGCTCCAAAGCCACCCAACTAGACACATTTCCGTGCTCAGTAAGTGCCCCTGCTTTCATACCTAATTCAACCCAACGGGCGACATGTGCTTTTGGTTGCTTATGCCCATCTCCAGTTGAAAACGTTGAATGACTATGGAGCGAAACGTATCTCATAATTTTATATATCCTTTTGATAGATATTCAGGGATTCCCTTAGCCCTTTCTGATTCCATCCATCCTAAAGCTATATTACAAGATCGGCAAACTAATCCACGAATACATTTTCCACAGCTAACACTCTTTTTATCACCCTTTTTATATGGGCAACATTTGTGATCGTGGTCTAAATATAGAATTTTATCATCGGATCTACAAGCTATATTGGCGCATTTGAAGTCTTGGCTTATCAATATGTTTATGTATTGAACTCTGGTTATATTAAAATCTGAAAGTTTTCGTATGCTTCCACTTTTTCTAAAAATAATATGTTCATATTCCTTTAGTATAAGTGAACACTTAGGGCATCTAAAAACATTACCTGTGTGTAAATCTGAGCCAGGAATTGAATAAACAAATTCGTTTTTACATTCATAACATTTAACTAATGGAAGAGGGGTTCCATGAATCATATTCATTCTTCGATGCTTTGGACAATATTTTTGATATGGTTGTGGTAATTTATCGCACCAGTCTATAGCACAGCCAACGTTATTATCGTCTAATTCTAAATCTTCCAAAAGCTCAGTATAAGTTAAGCTTTCAAGCAATTCTTCTGCTGTTGTCATATAATACTCATCCTTGGGTGAATAACGAATTCTTCACTGTTTTTAAAAATTTAGGAAAAACCCTATTAAAAGCGATCTATTTTCTTTGCTTATTGGCTCTTCTTTAAGAATTTTTCTAATTGCTCTTAGCTGACTATGTCCTTGTTCTGTCAAGTCGATGATTCTAGATATCAAGCCCTGTACTAAATCTTTCTGGACTTGCTCTGATTCCAAATAGTTTTCATTGTTATCGTTGGTTAGTGATTTAATCATGATAAATTTCCCACTTCCGTTCAACTCGGCGGCGTTTGATTTTAACATTTTTCCAATTTTGCCTACGCCTTACTTTTGCCAAATGTCTTGCGTCATCACGGTTTTCACATAATTCAAAATGTTTCTTACCTGGCCATTTTTCTTCATTTGCCCAGTCGTATTCAACTGCCCACTGCCATCGAAACATCTCTGGTAAAAGCCAAGACTTAACATTCGTTATTCGAATTGTTTTGAGTTTGTAGGGAAACCGACCACCATTGCCACCTCCCCCAGGATTCTCACTTACCGTCTCAATACTCATGCAAGCTTCCCGCCGTGTCTAAATGGCCTAGTGTAGTTGTAGGCGTGCTTTTGAATTGTGGCTTTTGCCAAAGGAACTGGTTTACCTGCGGCCTTTTGCGCTCCAACCCAATCAAAAATACGTATCAATATATCGGCAACTTCTGCAGTGATTCCTTCGGGTTTTGCAACTTCATTATCTGCTACAGGTGATGTAGATTTGCTTGGCCCGTAAGTAATTCGTGTTGCGTCATCACCATCACGATATGCCTCAAAGGCTTCTGAAATTTCACTAGTGAACAACATGCAAAGTTCACCAAAATTGCGTTGCACCAGTTGAGATTTCGGTTCATCATCTGTTCCAAGCCATTCATACCAACCGTGAGCATCTGCATTGACAAAGCAGGCTTTGGCAAGGATTTCGAAAGCTAGCGCTATTGCTGCCTCTCCTGCTTCGGTGATCTTTCCATCCATGTTTACAAAAGCATAAGTGACGTCGTGATTGGCACGTTCTTCGTCTGTCTCAGGAATCAATGCTTGGAGCTGCTTCATCAATCTTTCCTTTCAAAAAGTCAGTGAACGGTATTGATACACGCTGCAATTCGCGCAATGTTTGAAATTTTTTGTACTCATCCATGTCTGCATCTAGAACTCTTCGCAGATCTGCAAAAAATCCAAGTGCTTGTTTTGCGATAGTTACTGCTTCATTTTGTGCTTGTTGAATTTTTTCTTTGTTTTTGATAGCACCTTCCAAAAACTCTGAAATACCTTCTGGTGTAAGACTTTTTGCACCTGCAAACACATCAAGTGGTAAGGTGATCTGAATTTCGCTCATTCTTCTACCACCGTAATCTCTGCTTTATCTTGATAAAAGTCAACAAATTCAGTCAAACTACTACTTCCGTCCTTAAACCATTTAACATCTAATTCTGCTGCCTGTCGCTTGGATTTTGGAGCGTTCTTATCATCCTCATCATAATCAGCAAGATCTGGATCAATGGGGATTCTAATGTTGATGTAAAGGCTCATAAAAGCTCCTAAAGTCTCATAGTTATGGTTATAAAAATTGGGGGCAGGGCGAACCATACCCCCAATTCCAGTTATGACCAGGGATCATCACTGTCGTCTGAGTCATCTTCTGCTGCAACCTCTTCTGCTACCGCTTCTTCGGTAGTTGGATTTGAAGTGGTTTCCTCAGCAAATTCACCCAATCCATCTGACGAATCCTCTTCTGGCGCTGGTTCTTCTGCACCCTGACCCTCTTGAGGAACCAAGAAACGATCAACTTGGGCATATTCGCCATTCATTGATGTAACGAATACTACCGGCTTGCCAATTGGCTTGAAAGCTGGCTTACCGATATATTCGATCTGTGTTCCCAGATTCTTGATTTCCTCATCGCTAAGCTTGTAACCAAGCTTGTAATACCACTTTTTAATGAGTGCTGTTTGCTTTTCCGACCCATCTGTCATTGCCTTGAGGAATTGATTAAATGACCATGCGGCCTTTTTGATCATCGTGAACGAGGTAATAACACCAGCACCCTTGAATGGACCATCTGCAATCTCAAGTGCCACAACCCATTTGTCGGCACCTTCGTTCTCACCAGACTTAACCTTAGAAAGTCCCATGCGAGTAACCTTACCGCGATACGTTCCTGGCGTCGGAGGTGGTCCATCGTAAAAGCCAGATTCTTCATCTGACCAGTCCTCTTGCGGCTTAATCAGTACCATTTACTTACCTTTCATCTTTTCATTGGTTGATTCGATCCTTTGCCGAATCTGCTTGAGAGTAACGTTCTTTGTTTGTGCCCCAAGGACATTCAATCTATCACCTCCCTGCATCTTCCCTTCATCTTCCCATTGAATTACGTAGTCGAAAAGCTTTCGTCTGGTCTCAGGATCAATCAATCTCTTGCGCTCTTTATTCAGACGTGGCTCTCGGTACATGTATCCATAGCTAGTAGTCATAGCTAGAATCTGTTGCGCCACCTTGTAACCGCCGGACTTTGCCCCACCTTGAATTTGAGGATAGAGAAATTCATTACCCTCTTTGTCCTCTTTTGTCATAACGTGAGCAAGGTATAAAACATTGACCGGCAAATCATTTAGACGCTTTATGTACTCAACTAGCATAATTTGGTTACGTCCATAATCAGGCTGATCTGGAACGTAAAGATCACGACGGGAGTTCTTAGCATGAGCTTGATCTAGCACCCAACGCATTAGTACTCGATCTTGAAGAGTCGTAATTGTGTCTACTACAACCCACTTCAGATCAATAGTGTTATTGTGTTTGTCGGCATAATCTTCAAGCCAAACAACGTGTTTATCAAAGCTTTCCCATTTGGTGCAATCAACTTGTTTTACGTTGTTACCCAATGTATTTGATCGATTAGCAGAAATTGTACCATGCGCTTCTGTATTGAGAATAAGTACATCATCATCAGAAGCAGCTAGAGTTGTCTTACCCGCCTTGGGTTTTGAAAACACTAGGATTTTCGGATTCTTAACGATAGCATCTAAATCTACCGCATCGGGTGGAAATACGGCACTCATTTAATCAACTCCAAAATCATGTGTGCAAATCTGCGTGTTCCATTGTTTGCATCCTTATCGGATTTTGTTTCCTGGCAAAGACTTTCAATACGTTCTAGCTTTTGCTCTAATTGCAGAGCATATTCTCGTAACTCATCCTTCTGCAATACGACGCTCCAATCCAACAGCATCAGCATAGACAGCATATGGTTCTTCTTTTTGGAACATCATTTTCTTGGTTTCCTCAACATTGCCATCAACTTCGTGAATTTGGCATAGAGTGAAAAAATCACAATCCCAAGCACAATCGCGAGTAGGGTTCTTGTGCAAACCTAATTTTCCAGTGCGAAAAGCCTTCATATGCAATGCTTCTGCAGCAATATGCTTTACTTGTGTATTCCGCTCTTTAGCGGTTTTTCTTACAACGTGACGATCAAAAAATGGTGACGGTTGACGCTTTGCTACTGTGCCATCTTTGTTAAGAAATTCACCTGTTATCGGATCACGGTTTTTATCAGGATAATTAGCCTTACGGAGGAAATTATAGACTAAATCACGTACTGCCTCTTTTTCATTGATAATTCCCAACTTTCGCATCTGATGAGTACCAATTGCTAGGTACCCACCGTTTTGGGAATCAATGGTAAGATGGCGTGTTTGAATTTGCTTCATAAACTTGTGATCGACGTAACGAATTCGTCCATTGGCTGAATGATCGCGAACAATCAAATCCATTGTGTAACAGTAGTTTACGATAGGACCTTTATTAGCAGGGTTCAAAACAATTTGATTACCAGGCTTTTCTACCCACAAAACTTCCCAGTGATCATCATTACCATACAAATCAACGTAATTGACTAGCATGTTATGACCAAGCTGTCGGGCATCTTCCCAAGTCATTTCGGTATCTTCATCTATGTAGCCTGTCTCAGGCACACGAACGGCATCAACAAAATCTTCAGTAATCTTGTCCCAAGTTTCGGCAGGATGAATACCGCGCTTATCTCCAACAGGATACCAGTGTTGCAAGGCAATGTGACCAAAAGCCCCAAAAACCAAAGGGCCATGACCTCTTTCGATGGGAATTAAATGCTCATTCCATCGCCAGTGCCAGCGTTGAGGGCAACGCCGAAAATCAGTGCGTTCCGAATTGCGAAGTAACGGAACAGAATTCACCTAGCATCACATCTTTCCCTAATCGACCCTGAAAACTCAAAAGGATTGTGGGACAGCATGATAATTATGCTGCCTTGTGAGCGCACAGTGATCGGTGCCCCACAACCCATTTGAGTCACCGGAACCGGAGGATGGTGTACTACAGTCCCGGTGCTCAAGTATTTAATTGTTAACCAAAGGTAGCTTCTACCTTCTCATCTCCAAAAGCATCTTCGTCGTCGTCATCTGAAGAATCATTGGAAGTATCCTCAAATTCCTCGTCCTCTTCGTCCTCTTCGTCGTCGTCGTCCAGATCCCCTTCGTCAGTGAACTTCGAAAGCTCAGAATCAGCCTCGCGAAGCATAGCAAGTGCCTTTTCACGGCGATCCTGCAGCTTAGCCTTTTCAAGCTTCTTATCCATGTTCTCACGAAGAGTCTTGGTAGAATCTGCGTTCGACCACTTAGGCAGGCAATACCGAACAGCACGAATGGTTTCAGTTGAAACCTCCTTGCCTGTCTCGGATTTGATGTATTCAGCCAAAGAGCCGTTCATTACACGCTCACGGGCAGTGGGCTTGTCGCGGAATGGGCGCTCTCCGCGCTGGCCGCCGCGCTTCTTCGTTCCCTCACCGTTGACTGTCTCTGCTGTGGCCTCTGCTGCGTCGGTACTCATGGTCAACCTTTCATCGGTTTTATTTATAGTGTTGGCCTTTCGACCCGTTGACTAGTCTAGTGTATCTCAATGTTGGCCTGACACAAGGGTTTCAGTCATCTTTTCCTGTTTCTTGTATATGGCTTAAAGTCATGGCACCAGGGATCACAGGAAATAGATTGCTTTGCTCACTTGGCCCACCAGCATCAGGTCGAACTTCAGTGTCTCTACCGTATTCGATTATGTCTCTTCGTAATTCAGCCTCTTGAGCTGCTAATTCTTGTTCCCTATGTCGTTCACGACGATATGACAAATTAGCCACAATAGTCCAAATAAGATAATTGCTGCTAATAGCTCCACAGATTACCCCACTCACGAATTCCATTGTTAGATAGCGTCCTTTAGCAACAGGCGGGCGAAGTCAACTCCACGGTCACCATCTAAGATTTTCTTGATGGATGTATCCATCTTGTATGTGTGACGCGCAATCGATTCGTCAATGCTGTTGGAGGAAGCCAAGTTCCAAATCGTAACGTTGTGATCCAAACGCGAAAGACGATGGGCGCGATCTTCAACTTGTTCCTGGTCATCATGGTTAAAAGTTGAATCAACAATGACAACATCATCGGCGGCGTCCAGAGTAAGTGAAACTCCCCCGGCTTTAGTGTTGAGCAAGAACACGTCGGGGGAAGGAGTTCCATCTCCCAATTTGCCAGTTTGAAAAGCTTTTTGTAGTCTGATTCTCTCATCTGCACTGGTAGCTCCTGTCAAAACAAAGGCTGGAATTTTGTGCTTGTCTCTAAGTTGTTTAGCAAATAGATCAATATGCTTTGTAAACTGGCTTGCGATAAGCACTTTCGACTCACCTTGCCCAGTGCCATCAATTCCACGATCTTTAAGAAAATCAACAATCCAATCAAATTTATTCGATGGAAACGTCGGAAAGAATTCATCTGTCCCACCTATGAATCCATAGCTATTTGCAAATTGCTTAAGTCGAATCATCTCTGCTAGAACACCATTAGCCATTAGTGTTCCACCCTCAAGTTCAGCTTGCGCTTGCTGAACCATTGACTCATATGCTTTCTTTTGCTGCCCAAACATATCTAGCCACACTGCAATTGGGCCAGCGCGCCCAGTACCAAGTATCAACGGAGTCCCGCCGTAGCGCTTACGTGGAAGTTCCTTTGCCACTTCTTGTTTAGTACGGCGAATCATTATGTGCTCTAGCTCTTTTGAAAGCTTTTTCTCATCGCGAAGATCACCAACGATTCGTTGCTTGGTATCGGGATCAATATAGACATGAAAATGTTTTTGTACCCAAGTCCAATAAGCTGTATAAATTTGAGGATAAAGCCAATTAAGTATTCCCCATAGGTTTTCGTGCTTGCCTCGGAAAGGTGTGCCAGTCAAGGCAATTCGCAACCCATTGTCAGCAATTGAAAGCAGACCTAATCCCTGTCGCTGTGCTGATTGCTTTTTCGGATCACCTACAGCACCAGCTAGGGTTTGGTGTGCTTCGTCAACAATTATTGCAGCGTAATCGATTGCTAGAAAAGCAGGTTGAGCCTCTCTAATTGGCTCTATGATCTTCTCTTTATCCTCATCATAGATGTAGTTTTTCTTTTTATCTAACTTTGGTTTAAATCTCAAGTAATTTGGAGAAACGATAACCCACTGGCGGGGGCCGATGCGTCCTTTTCCCATATCCCACTTGAGAATTCGACGCATGGCACGCACTCTAGCTAGTGGAGTCATTTTGCCGCCATAGATCACCCACTCATCGTAGGGCGCAACATCTTCAAACCAGGTTTTCAATTCGTGCGGCCATGTCACATAAACAGCAGTCTTGGGTGCAACCACCAAAACTGTTCCTGTACAACCAGATTCAATAACCCCACTCATTGCCTGCAAGGTTTTGCCTAGACCGGGTTCATCGGCAATCATTACAACTTTATGATCCTTGACAAATTGAACACCGTCACGCTGAAATGATCTGCCTGCCAAAGCATTTCCCAAAGGTGTATTGGTAGGGATCAATTCAAACGGCCATTTAATTTTTACCGTCTCATTCTTGATCCACTCTCGCAAACGTTCCTCAACATGACAACGCCAACCCCTCTCTTGGCAAATGTCCCGAACCTTAAGTGTTTCTTCATAATTGAATGGAATAAGGTGAACTTTGCCTTCTGGAGTAGTAAACTCAAGTTGCGTCTTGTTCTTCCGGCGTAGCTTCGCCTTTGGCTGACTCATATATCCTTCCGGCGCAAAATGGAATAAACCTCATTAATTGCTTTACGACGTAGTTTATGCAAATGATCTTCTGAAATGTGTTCTGACACAAGCTTTTTTCGCAAATGAAACTCGTCTAAGATTTCGCGGATAGCCTTAAGCTTACGCGAATCACGCCGCAATTTATTTAGTTCAGCCAATGGAACAACTTCACCAGGATCAATAGAAGTCATCATGCCACCTTGATTAATGAATCTAGTAAAACAGCACGGTATCCAGCTTGGGCACCTATAAAATGAAATAGCTTGCGGTGTCCTATGTCTTGAATACGAGTCTTAGCAGATTTCTTTGGTAGAACTACGTCTTCATGGATCTTGGTGGATTCGTGTCCATACCAGAAAATCTTTGTACCCCTTAGCTTCTCAATGATTGTTTCATTCGGATCATCGAAACTAAAAGGTAGCTTGCGGTATGTCTCAGTTAGTAAGGGGCGGTTGGCTTTTGGAAACCAGTCATAAAGTTTAATTACATCAGGCCAACCTGTAAGCCTGGCAATCATTTGCTTAGAGTGAGTGATTTTTACTTCGTGACGTTCGTTATCAAATGACATGAAATAGACTGCATAAGAAAGCTTTTGGTTAGCCCATTGCATTTCAAAATACTCATCATTTCGTTGACCCGTAATCGTTGTGATACGAGTGCCTTTTTGAACCTCAGAAACTAAATTACCTGCCCAATCATTTTCTTTGGCAATTCGGCCTATATGCTGTGCCTTAGCTATCGCGGGGTGCATACTGCATCCTTTCAAACAATTCTGCTATAGCTATCGAATAGGATACAGCATGAGAAGGATTAAAATCCTCTGGCTTGAATTTGATTTCAGGTCTGTTTTGATTTAAATGAGAGATTCGTGTTGGCTTTTGTTGATCCATTTCAACGGTGCTTTGCTAGTAGTAGACCAGCCTGAACAAAATCACGCAAGTTTTGCAAAGTAATCCGGTATTTAGAGCTATCAGGAATGTGAGTCAACGTGAGGTGACCATCATCATCTTTGCGTACTGATACAGGATTACCGGCCTTTGATATGAACTGCATGATATCTCCTAGTTTTGCTGAATTAACGTGCCTCACAAGGGAATCGAACCCTTCCGCTGCCAGGTGCTAAAGCTGGCATTAGGACCAGTCGTAAGGCTTGGTGCTCGACCGCGATACAAAGGGACTTCCCGACCATTACCCTTGCCCGTTCGGCCTGCTGATCTCCCTTTTCAGGATTCGGGACATCTGTGCTCGCCTCTAAACTTTATACTGAATAGCTATATGTAGCATAGCAATTCGCTGCCCTGCTAGGATTCGAACCTAGAACCTACGGGACCAAAACCCGTCGCAGCTACCAATTGTGCTACAGGGCAATATATTTTGGGATGCAGTGAGGCTTCCACTCTTCAAAGGGACTCCCGGCCATTATTTTCCGTTAACCCGATACACCCCGGTCTATTTACACTTCCACCTTCTCCGACACCACACTCATCCCCATTGCTGCGGTACTCAAATCCATTGCAGCAGAAGAGATTTGGTTCAATAAGCCATCCTTATCATCGGGAACCGCACCGATCCGAACCAGTCGCTCCCCTAGGCTGCGCACCGATTCCAGAACCTCAAGCAATTCATTTCGCATAATAGATGAATCTGCTTCTGCTGCTTCATCTTCGGTCATTACTGGCTCAGAGATTCCAAAATCGTCATCGATTGAGTCATCAACAGGTTTTTGCTTCTTTTCCTTCTGCTCTTTCTTTGCCGGGGGATTCTTGGCTAATTGATAGAAGTGACTCCAATGAGTTCGTGGATTATCTTCAACTTCAATTGAATCCGCTTCTATATCAATGTCCTCATCGCCAGGTTCGATCTTGTCTGCTGCCGGAACAAGGTTTGCATGTGCGGCCAGTTCCCAAGCGTCATAGTAGTACTTAACGTGAGAGACAGATACACCAGCGATTTCTGCAAATTGATTAAAACTCAGCTTCGCATCGGAATCGTTCTCTAGAGAACGATTACTTGGTCGCCCTGCCTTACCAGGAGCACAAGAGCGAGCAACCAGCAGACCAAGCCTCCACCCGCCGCAGCGAACCCCCACGCCAAACTCAGCTGCATCTCTTTCGATTTGGCTTTGTTCCTTGGCTTTTACCATTTCCATCCTTTCAAACTAGAACCTTCACACAACGGTACTACAGAGATCAGTGATCCTCTAGCAAAACGGTAAATGCTGCCAAGTAAGTAACGCACAGCGAAAAATCATTGTTAGGAATGGTTTTGAGAACATTGTTGCGAAGATCGCGCCATTCATTCTCGGGAACAACTGAAACGTCAATAACTATTCCAGTTTCATCTGCTAGTTCGATTTTTACGTAACCATCTTTAAGGTCCGTAATTTTAACTCGCTCAATCATTTTCGACCCTTCTCAGATTGCATAGAGTCCCTATACTTGCCGGTCAACTATCCACAACGGCGGGACCAGAAGCCACCATAGCACCCTCTGAGATCCACGCCTAGGGCCAATTCTCGGCGTGTCGGCATTTGGACTTTGGTCTAAACGCAGAAAAGCCCTGGCGATCAGTCAACTCATTGTGTGAATTAACTAATACACCAAGGCTTTTCAACGTTTAATCCATCCTCTTGGATTTCTCTGATTTAGATTCACGGATCTGATTTATCAGATCTGAATGAAACTCCATCAGTTGTTGGTCAGAAATATGCTTGCCGAATCCACGTTGACGAATCTTTCTAGCACGCACTCGTTTTCGCACCTTGTCTCTCATGTTTTGCTTACCGCCAAAGTGCCAAATCGTAAGCACCCCTTTCTGAACAAAGGAACAACGGCACGATCAGCGTTGGTCTCCACTGGAATCTGTTGGTTGTCAATGTTTCTCATCAACCAAACTAATTGAAGCATCATGTCCTCTGTGTTCTTAACATGAGGGAGATTGATTGTTACAGAGTACATTTCAGATCACCCCTTTCTCAACACGGCAATCTACACACTTACAATATCTGTGGTGTTTGCCATCAAAACCAGGTGTAACCGGCTCATTCATTATCTTGTTCCGGTGCCTCCGCTTTTGTTGAGCAAATTTGAAGTCTCGCAACAAATTCTCGAACATTTTTCCATCCTCTCTGCTTTGCACTACCTGTGCGCTCCCCGCCGCAGACTCGAACTGCGGTGAATTCCAAACGGGGACAATATAACTTTCAGAGTGTTGATTGGTTAGCTGTCTTTTTCATGCGACCCGCAACTTTCAAGACTTCATCTGAGATAAAATCTTTTCGGTTTTGTTGATGTACCAGTCTAACCAGTTCTTCTGCGTAGTCGAACATTTCATCTGCCAGGGTCTTTACTGAATACGTCATCCTATCTCCTTCTGTTACCTTGCTGCCGTGAACTTGTCAGTGTCTGAAAAGCCTTGGGACAGACCGGAATAGTGTCGTGGTAGAGGACAAGCATTATCACTTGTTCTATGTTCACCCAAGGTTGAACAACACTTTTCACAAAATGTATCCAATTGGTGTTCGCTCATCAGCCAATCTCCTTCAAGATTGCCAGAACCATCTTGCGCGCCAATACTTCTGGTACCCAAGCATGAATTTCTGCAAACAGTTGCATATGTCCTGAAATCATTGCTCCTACTTGCCAGGACATATGATCATTAGCGCGAACAGCTTTGGCGGTAACCTTGCCATTTGAAACCGCTTCTACTAAGCAACGATTCCTGACATAAACTTCTACCTCCGGTGGTACTTGAGTGTGGTAGTCAACATCTTTCACTTCAATTCCTTTCTTAGCAAAGGACATTCGACCACATCAGACATGAATTGACCAACCTCAATGATCCGCACGGCATCTCCGACAATTCCAGCTTTGTGCAGAGCTTCCCAAACCCATTCGTTTTCAGAATAATTCTTGATGAAAACGTTTCCAGGTTCGGGTTTTTCACCGTACTGAGCAAGGTTGATGGTAGCGATGCAAAGCTGTTCTCCCTCAATACTTTTCAGTATCAAGGCGATCGATCCGTCGTTGTAAAAAGATTTTGCAATCTTAATACCCCTTGGTTCATTGATGTATTTGGTTTTGAACTGTCTGTTCAAATCCAACATTTCCCATCCTCTCTGTTTTGTGTCTAGCGTGGGTGCCAGGGACTCGAACCCTGGTGTCTGCCAGTCACCCTTTCCGTTCTATGCGTTCTGCAAAACCCATTCGGGTTTATTCAGAACTTCGGCCATTGCTGAAACCACGTTGTTGTCAAAACGTTTCGTGGCTCCCCGAATCGTTGCATCCATATTCTTTTGGAAGCGGTAGAAATCATCACCATTTAGTTGACGTTTCCGTGTCCAGTGAGTATTGAATGCATGAAGCAATCCAAGGGCAGTACCCTTGTAATCTGAGCACATCGGATCACGAGTGTATGTATCCCAGAACGCTTCCCTGCGAGTCTTTGCACGGCCAATCTTGGTTGGCGTCGGATTGTCGTCACGGTCGGGCAACGGAATGATTATATCCATTACCTTAATCGCTTGCCCCCTGGTCACTTTCACGCTGACCAATTCTTTGTGTTCGGCAACGATATCTTTGGCGGTATCAACCAAGATCTTCATTGAGTCGCGAACCTCTTGTATCCGGTCCCAATCAAGTGATCTTGCAGTGTGTTTCGCTGTGTAAATCATGCCAGCGTTTGCCGACTGCCTTAAAGCACAATCGCGAGTGTTGTCACACACCACATACAGAGATTGACGCGAAATAGTGGTTGCCATCGAACCGTCTAATGAGGTCGAAATCATCATGAACGGAACGAAATTCAAACCAGTACTTGAATCATGCACGCTTTCTGGCAAAGCAACTTGAACGTAAGCTTGCAAGCCTTGTTTCAGAAGTCCAGCACCAAGAATTGAAAGGTTCTGTGCTCCAATTACTTTGGCCTGCAAGCCAAGTAGCCACTCTTTGTAGTCATGGATTTTATAACCCGATCCATGAGTTGCTAGATGTGCATGAGTATCTGAGCGCACAATGCCCTGTTCAAGACCGTGAAATTCATAGTCATCTAGTAGTTCGCCATCGGTGCCAGGCTTTTTACGCCAAACACCAGTAGGCATAACTTTGAACGGTTGACCTTGTGGCCCAAAGAAATTCGCGTCCTTCTTATCACATGGAATAAGGTTCGCTTTAGGGACTGCCTCAGCTTCCCAGTTGAACAGGCGGGCAATGACAGTATCCATTTCGATGTAATCATCAAAGTGGTTATCTGCCCATCCTTTTCGTCTGCGAAGCTCAGGATCATTGTGCCATGCTGCTGGTCGATTGGCACAATTGCCAACCAGTACAAAGCGATTCAATGTCTCCCTAGTTTCTCTACTCATTTCCATCCTCTCTTGTTGTCGCTCATTGTGAGCGTCGTGCCTGTCGGGGAATCGAACCACCGACAACTCAATATTCGCATATACGAAAGCTCTTGTCTAGAGCCATGTTTCATTGAGTTGTAACCGTTACAGGCGATCACGACAATTCTGACCACAATGTCCTTGCCGTGTTACGGACTAAGCGAGCTTGACGCGATCGCCCATACCGTAAATGAAAACACGAGATCGTTTGCCTCGCTTGGGAACGGGGATCAAATACACGTGAACCTCTTTACCATCAACAACTTGTGGTATGCGGGTCACCTCCCAAGTTCCATCAGCATCGGTGAATTGATCACCAACACGCAACCTACGAACGTAGGCAGTTGCGCGAAGCTCTGCTGTCATGTTTGCCATTTCCATCCTCATTTCTTTTGTGTGCCAAGGGGTTTGGCAGCGTGCCCGGTAGAGGAATCGAACCTCTACCAAGAACCATTCGGGCTATTTACACTTGTGCTCTCTTCTCAGGTTGTACGGGATAGATCTATCAAACCAAACAAACTGTCCCAGTGAGCTTTTCAACCAGCCACAGTAAAGGCACTCCACATAGAAGCATCGAATGCCAAAAGCCATTTTGTACCTGACTTTTACTTTATCCGATTTTTGGTGTGTAACCATGCGGTCCCATCGTTCCGGGGATACCGTCAATTGGTGTCCAAAAGTTGCCTGGCACAGGTGGATTGGCTGCACACGGTGACCAAGGTACTGTAGCAATATAGCCACAACCGGGATTCGGAGTCTGTGTTTGTGCGTTGGATCTAATCGCTAAACCTATTGATGCACCAATGATTAACGATGCAATCATTAGCGACACAACCGCACTGATTTTATTGTTCATTCCATCCTCTCTTTGTGAGTGTTTCCCACGCTCCCGCCGTTGGAATCGAACCAACGTGAAAACCATTGCGGGACACCACGATTTACATATGACCGATCTCTCCGTAGTCGGAGGAATAACTCATTTGAACTGAATGAGATCCGCTAAAGCTTTTGATAACTTTTTCGACCTCTTTCTTAAGTTCCTTTGCTGTAGCTGCTGTTTCATGTTCTCCAACATGAATTACGATTCTCATTCATGATCCTTTGATTTGTGGCCGTATTTCTTACAGACTCCACACGGTTCATAATCTCCATGATGAAAATATGCTTTCTGAATTACCGTGTCCCACCATGCATCTGAGAACGATTCCTCGTATGCGTCGATTAGTTTATCGTGGTAGTCCTTCGGTACCGCAGGATCAAAGCCAAGTTCTTTGAGAACGCTGTAAGTTGTTGGGCCACCGGCAAATTCACCAGACAGCGGAGAGGGACAAAGATCGAGTATCTCGGGATCACCGTCTTCAAATCCCTCAATGATCTTGGCGCAGTACTCTTTTGAGTTAGTTGAGTCAACAACCCAAGCACCTAACATTTCGCCGTATTCCTTGCCCATTTCTACTGCCTTGCTGGTCATTTCGTCAATGCCAACTGTGCTCATTTTTCCATCCTCTCTTGTGCCCATCGTGGGCAACGTTCCCCGGTAAGGAATCGAACCTTACGAAAACCATTCGGGGACACCATGATTAACTCACCAATAACCCTTCAACACTCTTACGCCAGCTTTCCAGGTTTTCCACTCGTTCCTCAAGTGTTCTTTTATCCTGCTCAGGCGAGACCGACGGAATTTCGCTGTGCTCATTGGTTTTTCCCTTCCCATGAAACATGTTGTGATTCTCGCTTGGCTTACCAATTGCTTTGCTCACAGATCCGTTGATATTCAACGTCATTCGACCATGGTTATCTGTGAGAACAGTGATTGAATCACCGTCGTCCACCTTGGCAAGAAAACCCTTGAGATAGTAAAGGTCTCGACCTTCAATCACGACTTCATGCATTCCATCCTCATTTCTCAACTGCGCCAAGACATTTGACGCACAGTACCCGCTCATGACTCGAACATGAGTGTATGCCTTTCGGGCTGTCTTACTAGCTAAATTCCTCTTCTATCATTGGTTGATAGTTCGACCATGGCTCAGGTTGCCCACGGTCGAAAGAATCCAGCATTTTGTTGAGCAGACCAAGAGCATATGCAGCTTTGTCTAGCGCCATAGCGCCAAGATAAAAACTAATATCCGCAATTGCCTTGTGTATCTGCTTCTTTCGGCTTAGATCTGGCTGAATGTTTTTCATGCGGAAGCCGTTCCTTTGACGTATCCGAAACTGTCCAAGCCGCAAGCCTCAAAGAAGTAGTCATACCTGAACTTTGAAGCATCACGTTTGAGCACGTCGGCTGTTTTTCTGACACAATGAGCGACCGTATCAGAGCAGGTGTCATCTCTGGACAAAGCAAGCGAAAACTCTTCTGCTAGTTCGCAATACAGTTTTCTGGTTGCAGCCATTTTTCCATCCTCTCTTGTGCCCGTTTGGGCAGCGTAGCCAGGGGAGGAATCGAACCTCCCTGAAAACCGTTCTGGCTTACCATGACTAAATCAACTGCACTCTGGTGTCAGCTTTGAATCGACGCCGTGTCTGATTTGATGGCGTATCGATCTTGACTATCGGAACCTGAATCGTTCCGTCGTCACGACGACCAACAGGAAAACCGTTGCACTGCAATCCCTCTCCGGTACGGGGATCAACAAAACGGTCGCCCTTGCGCAGACGTGCCATATTGCTTGACTTTCTCATGGTTTCCATCCTCTATCTTACTACTACGTCTGGTGACGTATGGTGCGCCTAGTGGAATCGAACCACTACGAAAACCGTTGGCGCTCTTGCCTAATTCAAAATGGCTAGGTCGAACTTGTGGGAGTAAACATTGCGACTGCAGTTGTCGCACATGAATTCCTGTTTGTCATCACCTGTGCAATCGTCTGGGCAAGCGATAACCTTGTGACCGTCTGGAAGTTCGGCAGCGCTTGCCTCTACGCCTGCTTCCCATTCGGCACGATACTCAGGACCATAAAAATCGAGTCCTGATGTATCCCCATTGGCAATTGCGCAAGCGCAATCATCGCAGCAATGTAGTTCGCCAATGACAGTTGCCATTTTTCCTCATCCTCTCATTTTTGGGGAAAACCCCAGGTTGTGACCAGGGCATTAAGAGTACATAATGCCTGGTAGAAAGCCCATTAATGGGCCTGTAGTCCATTCTGAGACACCTTATAAAAAAGTGACTATTATAGGCCCTAAGAAAAACTGAAGTCTCTGAGCATTCTAATGCGTGCCGTTATGGCGATTTATTCTGTTGAACCACTGGCCTGCATAGATCCTATGCAAACTAGTGGCGCAACGGAAAACCGTTACGCCGAGGATGGATGGAATTAGGTTGCAGTGCAATCGATTTGGCGCGGCCAACTTGACGAATTGTCTTGTCTACCAACGTCTTACAAACCTTGCTTACTCTGCTAACCTCGCGACATAGATCGTCGCGTGCTGCTCACGGTGGTTGAATACTATCCCGATCAAACCAGGTCACTAGCTGTCGCTATATGCCGGGCACCTATTTGGTGACTCCCGTTGTCTCTCGGTTATCGGCAGATGGAATGCGGGTAGCTCTTACGCTTAAACACGTTGCAGCAGAACACTATTCAGAATATCTATCGCACGAAAACCGTTGCGAGACAATAACTCTCGTATCGGTAGACTTGCACTTGATATTCGGTTTTAGATGGATGCCACCCACCATAGGGAATCGCTTTGACTACAGACACTCATTCAATCCAGCGTGTTTAGCATGGTGGATTGATCCTGGTGTACCGTCATACCCTCCCGGTTTCCGGCCGGTCGGGAACGCTTGCTTCCGATATACGATTGCGATTGCTCATACCGACCGCTCACATCATTGGAACGATAGAACAATCTCGCTTTGATCAAACGTCGGCGCGCTACCGTCCAACTAAAACGATTCTAGGTTTGCGACCATTGTCGAATCCTGGCACTCACGCGCGTACGTTTGAACTACGGAAGTAGTTCGCTTGCGATTCCCTATTTAGTTCTCAAATAAACACACTTCAACCTCTATACTACCAAAACCCCACCAAACCGCAGGTGAATGAGATAATCTGTTATTAGAATGAGGTCTAATAGGACCTATAATCCCAGGTCAGAGCATGTGACGGAAATCACACTATTCATTTCACACTGTTGGTCCAACTGTTGATTCTACTGTAAGACCAACGGGACTCAGTTAATCCTAGCTAACTAAATAGGTACGAATCATCTTGTGCCACAAGGCATTTGAAATTTGAAAACCCTTGCACAACAACAACTTTCAAACTTGACACCTGTCAAGTTCAACTTTCGCAAAATGGTACATCAGTACCACTTTTACAACTTTTCAGCATCGGCAATCTGACGCTCCCGCCAAGCTCGATAGCGTTCGCTCATGTCCGGTCTGGAATTGTTCTCTTGAGAACGATTAGATGAATCCCCGGAAACAAAATCCTCAACAGGGACCGCAACAGGTACAGTTTGCTCAATTGGAAGGTTTCTCTTCTGCCACCTAGTAGCAACCAGTGCAACGGCTTTGGCGCGATCCATTCCTGTTTGACGAACCAATGAAGAAACTGCTAACTGTTGCAGCACTTCACCTTTGAAGTCGATTCTGGTATCCTCCCAAGGTTCTCCAGTAAGTAGTTCTAGGAATGCTCTGTATTTACATTCGTTAACACAAAGGGCTGCAACGGTTCCCTCCAGTACCCCAATGTATGTAGCAGTATCAGAATCTACTTCTAGTGGCATGGGAGCGGCCTTTAATGGTACAAATTCTACGGATTCAGTCATCCTTTTGATCCTTTCCATACTGAATGAATTGCTTTGGTGGAGTTTGTATTTCACGAAGTTCTGCTAGCGTTCTCATTCCTCCAATCATATTTTTTGTTCTAGGCAAACCAAACAATGAGAGTTGTTCTCCTACAGTGTTTTTAGATCCCTGGGACCGCATAACCCAAACCTTTCGCTAGATACTTCGCACTTCTGATGGAATGAAAGATTGGCGAAAAACCGGGAATGATGTGCCAATCGTGATAATGACCATGAGCGCCACTAGATGCAAACCTAGCCGCTGCGCTAATTGTGTTGACTGCTTTAGTACTTGCGCTGATAAAGAAAGGAATGTTGCCTATGACCCACATTGGACTAGTCGGATTAGCACCAGCAAGTTTCATCAGATCAGTCTTGCCGACGTTAATTATCAAGTCCTGCACAGCTTTCCATGGATTATTGAACTGCAAATCTGTCAATGTAGCATAGAAATCAAACAAGTAACTATTAGGATTTGCGTTAGCGTACATATCGTCATAGAAAGCGTAATCACGCCACAAAACCCCAGGCGGGGTTTCCACTAAAGTATCTTTGGCAATTCCATGCCAGGGCAACATGTTTCCGTTGGGAAATGTCCTATCTTGGAATCTGCATGGGTTACCGAAAGTATAAACAGCCTTTAATTGATGCAATCGATGCTTAAGACGTCCACTAGCAAATTCTCGCACTAGTTCTGAAATCAGCTGTGCCCCTTGGGAATACCCGCCCAAGACTATATTGTCGTCCATTGGCAATGTCTCAATTTGAGCAACGGCAAAAGTTACCCCATCATCAACAGATACTTCATAACTCGGTGCTCTCAAAGCACTAAAGGGATTGAAACCCGATGGACCCATTGCTGGAATTGGACCAAATGAGCCAGAGTATCCCGGTGGACAAAGCATAAATGGTTCGAAAATATTCCTAGGTAAGCGATCTGGAAATCTATCATCAAATAACCAAAGACCAAGTCCAACTGGCTTTTTCGGAGCAGGATTTTCATTACGGAACATTTCTACTTCCCATGTTCCTGGTGCCCAAAGATAAAAAATTTTCTTCATTAGTCCTTAGCCTTTCCTTTATTGCGTAAAAATATCAACCAGCTTGGAGGCAAAGGGAAATCAGGGTTAGTCTTTTGAATTTCAGAAGCCGCTATACGATCCCAAGGCGCATGATGTTCGAAAAAGAATTCCTCTAGCAATCCTGCCTCGTCACGAACCTCTGCCAATTCCTTTCTGGTAGCCCCCAATTCATCACGAAAAAGTCTTATATCATCTTTAAGTGAATCGATTCGTTCAATATACATCTGCTCTGTTGATTCAGCTAATTGCTGAACAATTTGAGCTTGTTGTGTCTCATTCAAACTTGTTTCAGACTGAACCTTTGCAGTCTCCCCCTTGCGATTTCGGATTGAAATGTAAGCTCCTGTAATAGAAATAATGGCAGCAGCAACAATTCCGAGAGGTTCTAAGAAGGAGACTATGCTCATATTATTCCAGCGTCTTTCCTAGCCTAGCATTCAGGCTATCAATTTCGTTAGCGAAATCCCAGGCGTTCCAAAGACTTCCAATTAAAATTCCAAGCCCAATAGATCCCCCTAGAGCAGAAAGCAAAAAATTGCCATAGTTTAGAAAGACAGCCGTAACGTAAACTCCCATACTAACTCCGATAGCGACAATTGACCATTTAGCTAGCTCATATGAATCACGAATGTCAGCATGTCTTTTCCAAATCCGTGTGCCTCTTAGGAATCCGGCAATTGTCATAGTAGATCCGACCCACAAAACGCAAGCCATAGATTGCTGAGTGAAAAAATCTAGGTTAGAAAGAGTTGAATTAGGTACTGGCCCAAGGATTAACATCGAAGTAGCTGTCATCCACAAAGAAACCATAATGCACATATACATGCGTCCATGGTCTAGTCTCTGCGGTCGCTGAAAGAATGAGGCAGGTAACCACTTTCGTAAGTAATTCCTGATCACCCTAGTATGCCTCCAATTGCATCAACAATTCGTCCGATAATTCCTGTGTTTCCTGAACTACCACCACCTCCGTAAGGACGTGGAGAACCACCGAAACCGCCAGTAGGGTTAAGACTTGGGCACTGATCTTTATTCCAGACATGAGCATTAGATCCAGGGCATTTATAAAGTTGTGCATCATCTGAATTAGATTGCGCGTATGCAGCAGTAGTGCTAAGATTTAGAAATATCAACACCACTGCTGCAATACGCTTGTAATTCATTATGGCACAACATCATTCAAATCAGGACCGTTGCGAGTTTTCGGAACCAAAGCAGAAGTTGCTGTGTTAAACCTGGCAAATAGTGATCCGAAGATTGTTGCTCCTGCAGTTACCAATATAGGAATTTGAGGATTGTCTGTAAATACAGCAACCGCAGCAGAACTACCCTGAAGTAAAGTTACCAAACCGTAGATTATTCTACGAACTTTGTCTTGAGTAGCACCAATTGAAAGCAATGGATCAACAATTGCAAACAAATATGGAATCCACAGGTTTGCATCGTTTTCTGTAACAATGCTCATACCAATCAAGGTAGTAACAATGATTGGAACAGCATCGTGAAAGAGTGCTCGCCAGTCCTCCAGAGTCTTTGGCTTAGTTACACCAGAAACAGGTTGTGTAGTAGCAACTTTAGGCTGTGTTTGCGTTGTCACCGTTTCCCTCTTCTTCCGATTCTTTAAGTGCTTTGAGAATGGATTGGGCATATTTCCTCGCTCCCTCGTTGTCACCTGCTGGTCCCAAACCGTCTGCTACCCTTTGGATTCGGGCAAGATTTTTAGAATCTCCCAGCATTGCCCCAATAATTACTTTATTATCCCAAGTATTTCCATCAGTGTTCAAAAGCATTCCAATGGTATCATCGACACCCTCATCAGAATCTCTGAAAACTGCTCTACTAGGCCACTTTCCACCAATGCTTGCTACATCAGGATATGCCATAACTTTTTGCCACATCTGGTGAATTTTCTCATCTGTAGTTGGCACTTTAATAGCCTCCTTCATTCCAAACAAAACTAGCATTTCGTTGATATTGTAGGGTGACCAGTTAACGTCGACATTCATTCCCTCCCAAGGCTTTTGATCTAATGCCGTAGAAGTAAATTGATGAGCTATAGCGTCAATCTTGACTTGCGAGTCGCGTATTCCACTAATATCTCCGGGCGTCCGATTATATTGGGGGACAACAAGATTGACATTTCCTCGCGTGGGCCAAAGCGCAGGATCGGCATTTGAGTTGTAATACCCGATGACCCTTGCAAAATTGCTATACCACTTACGAATACGGTTGACTTCATCGTTGATTTCCCAACTGTTATTTCCGGTGACAAGTCCTGTCTTTGGATCGCCACCCTCAATATCAACCATCGTCACTGTTCGTGGATGATTGAAAAGTCCTGCCTCTTCAAGCATTTCACGGTGAAGATCGCAGTTAGCCTGCATTGGCCGGAAAAAGTAGTAAGGAATAACTATGTCAAGTTTGCCCTTGTCAAGCAATTCCTTTGCAGCTCTTGCGTTTTCAATTCCAAGTGCATCCCGTTTATCTCCGCTGTTTGTACGGAAACTGAATATACGATGTGAATATGATTCATCGACCACTTTAACTTGATATTGTGAAACGTCGCACCAGAACAAACCACCTGCATCAGGTACAACGATTTTTCTTGGAATAACTGGACCACCGCCACCACGACGGAGGGTAGAGAATCCATCAGGTCGAATAAACTTAGAAATAAACTCTCCCACAAGAGGATTGTTATGAGTATTACCATTCATCTGAAAATGCATTGAGTCTCTGGGACTTGTCCAATCCTGGCCCCAAAAAACGATTTTCAGACCCTTATAGGTATAGAATGCTAAAAGCTCTCTAATACCAGCCTCTTCGGCGGGAGTAAATCCTGCCAATGAAATACGGAAAGTATGATCTGACCAGTTATAATCAAATGCTGTACCCGACAAGTGATTTGAATTCCAAACTGAATTTTGCGGTGTCCACCCGCCTTCGTCTGTGCCGCCTCTCGCGTTATATATGCTTTCAACGTAAGCATGTATATCCGCAGCGAAAGCCTTTAAAACTATTGATGGCCAACCTATTTGAAGTGGTATAACCACATCGGTTCCGGGAATGGGGGATCTATCTAAAAGGTCTGCCCCAACCTGAAACCAACCATTTTCAGTCTGTAATGCCATGCGCTACACCTTCTTTACTTGTCCATGTCTGGGACAAATCCAGAACTTTCCTGCAACAAGTATCAATCCTAAATTGCAGTTTCTTTTTGTGCATGTGGGTTGAAGTGGATTAGACATAATTACACCTCAAACAATCCACCAGTAACCACAAAAGTAATATCAGATCCGTTGGTAGCCTTGGGCAATCCAGCAGCTTCATCATCAACATGAATCAGTCGTGCTAGAGCAGGATCTGCATTATACTTAGCGACAACAATTTTTGCGATATCGTCACCTTCCGCAACTTCTGGAAAGGTAGGATTAGTGAAACTGAAAACCCCTGCTGTGACTGATCTTCCAGTAACATTGGGAGAAACTGCTCGAATATATCCAGCTGTTATTACTGACAGAAACTCGTCTGTTGCCAGATTTGGCGTATATCCCGAAGTTACTGCGTAGCAACGGATATCATCGCCACCCTCACTAAGATCAAACTCTCCAGTGAGCAATTCTTCGTTAAAATGATCATACCTTGACTTCATTTCTTCCTTCTTTCTACTTTGTTATTGAATTACGGTGCAGTCCCTCTCCATTCAAGAAGAATTGCACCATCTCCACCGTTTTGGCCTGGTTGCCCATAAACATTACCGTTGGAATATCCACCTCCACCACCTGATGCATAATCCCCACCAAGTTGTCCTTCGCCACCGCCTGCTCCTGCATTTAGTGGAGGTGGCGCATCAGCGTTTGCTCCTGCACCTGTAGTTCCTGTTTTTGTAGTGGAACTACCACCAGCGCGAACAGCGCCAGAAATACCACCATACGAACCACGACCACCAGCACCACCAGGACCGGCATTTTCTGTATTACTTACACCAGGTTGCCCTCCTTGCATATGACTACTGCCACCAGCTGAACCGTTAGCCCCAGTTACTCCGGTGAATCCAGATTGAGACCATCCACCCCCAGCTCCACCAGGTGCAGTAGCATTATAATTACCATTTAGTGATCCGTTCACTCCACCTAGAGCACTTAAGTTTTTACCTGTTTGAGTGCTAAATATGGAAGTCCTTGTGCCAGCTGGATTTCCGGGTACAGCTGAATACCAATCTCCAATATCAGCAAGACTGACCCAAAAACGATTAGTTCGTCCACCGCCACCGCCGCCAGATCCACCTGTTACATTGTAAGCAGTAGAACCATTAGCGCCACGACCTCCAGCGGCTAGATTAGTTACATAACAACCAGCTGCTCCATCCGGCGGCGTTTGTTCTATCCTAGGAGCACCAAAAAGAATTAATTCATCTAGACTGGTAAAGATTCGTAGAACTTCTGTGTCTCCGTACACATTTGAAGGATCGGATTTCGTAGCTGTAATTTCAGCATCACCTGAAGCTTCAACTCCTGTTTCTCCATAAGTTGTACTAGCAGAACTTGAAGTAGTCTCAATTCGTAGAGTCTCTTTAATTGAGGTGTCGCCGTAGATAATTGAAGGATCTGTAAGTTCTGCTTCAATTAGTGCTGAGCCTGTGGCCTCAATATCAGTGGTACCGTAGAGAATTGAGGGTCCACTTGGCAATGCCATAATTAACGCATCACCTTCAACTACCACACCTGTTGTTCCGTAAAAAATACTTGGAGAAGTCTTAACTGAATGAACAAATTTTTCAGCGTGCCAAGTGGGAGTAGTCATTAGACAAACCTAGCATTTGTAAGACCATCTCCACCATAACCACTGGTTCCTACTACGTCCCAACCACTTCCACCACCACCACCACCGCCGCCAGGAGTACCACCATTTCCACCTGCATATCCAGCAGAAGGATATGTGAGTGCATTTCCTAATCCACCTGTGCCAGCAGATCCAGCGTGCAAATCTTCACCATTTTTTCCATGCGGATCATAGACTGAAGCATTAGATACTCCACCAGGTTGAGTACTAGAATCTCCACCCTTTGTTCCTGGTGTAATATATCCCCAAAATGCAGGTCCACCACTTCCACCACCGGGACCAGCGTTTACAGTGTTATTTGCACCAGGCCCAGATCCCTGTCTTGTAACAACACCTGTCAATCCTGTTACAAGACAAAGTCCTCCAACCTTACTAGCTCCACCTTTAGATCTAATCTCGCAAAGCAAATCACCCGCAGTATTTTTTATATTAAAGAATGAATCTCCACCGGCTTGACCATGTGCCGATCCACCTTTTAATCCTTGAGCACTCGAATAATAAAGCGCGCCATGGGTTTCAGCTAAATCATCAAGCAATTCTTTAGTAATGAGGTATTCATCGTTAGCGCCACCACCAGCACCACCTGAACCACCATAAGTATTGAATCCTCCACCGGCATATCCTCGCTGACCTGCTCCTACAGTACGAACATAAATTCCCTCTGTAAGTCCAACTGGGACAGGCTCATTGGTGCGAGTTATATTCTTTTCAGTGAATGGCTCAAAGGTAACCCCGCCGGTGAGTTCTGTTGTACCATAGAAACTAGAAGCAGGTGACTTACCTTGTGATTCAATAGAATCCGGCATAATAGAAATAACACTGGTAGTTCCATAGTATCCTGATGGATTACTCTTTTCAGAAACAACCATATCTGGCTGACTGAGATACATTGGGTCACCCAATGATCCAGGATAAAGTCTTTCAGCAACTCTTGTGAAGATTTCTGCCATTACCTCAACGTTTGGTGTTTGAAAGTTCCCTTGAACGGTAATAATTGCACCAGTTGGAATGTGGAAGAACAATGAACATTCATAACCAGGAACAGTTCCAGGATGACCAAGCCATTCGCCGATTTGAACAACGGATAAACCATACCCGTATTGTGTTGCCCCATAAGCATGGAAAGGAACAAGTTCAAAGGTGCTGCGTCGCACTATTTCTGAGTTCAAACTAATAAGAATATTGTCTCGTAGCGCTTTTGCAAAGTTATGCAAAGCACCAGATTGAGCAACCAAAGCACCTGATGGTCCTGCATAATTGGGATTCCATATTGTTTGATCATTTGTAGCACCAGCTGGAATAATTCCAAGCATTCCCAAAAGACCAGCAATTAGACCACCAAGAATAGGAATAGCAGCAGCTATCCCATTGTAAATATGATTAACTCCGTAGCCGTGTGCGTATGGGGTAGGCATGTTCGCGCTATTAGGCCAACGAATTCCATCCGAAAGACCAAGTACCCCAATGACATCCTCTTCGATAATCTGCTTTATTTTCCTACCTGAATCATCAAGTTTCTCGGCAATCGCAGCCAGTAGAATATGATTACCGTTGCTATACTGAAAAGCTGTATCTGGTTCGAATTGCGTTGCGCCAGCTTTAATTGCAGCAATTGCTGTTGCATCTGAATATGCACCAGTTGGACTCATTACGTTAGCTTGCTGGAAAGCCGGTTGAATATCATAAGGGAAAATTCCAGAACGCATCATAAGCATATCTTTAACGCTTATTTTTTCCCCATTAGGAATGTCATCAACATACTGATTAAGTTTATCTGTAAGTTTAAGCTTTCCTTCATCAATAAGCATAAATGTTTTTAAACTATTGAAAAGCTTTGTGGTACTACCGATTCTAAGAAAATCATCTAAGGTAATCGCCCTATTGCCAGCAGAGCCTTGAGCAACTGAATATTGCCCAGCTGGGCCGTCAGTAGTGAGAATTACACCTGGTAGTTTACTAACAGCACGTCTTGCAGCAATAGTTTGATCAATAAAATCTTTGTCCTCTTGGAGCATTTCTCCACCAAAAGGAGCACCTGCTGAAGTAGTACCTATTAAAGCTGTTGGAAATAGATCAGATTCCCAACCTGCTGAATCAATATTTGTACCATAGAAAGCATAACTTCTACCAGAACGAAAACCTTCTACTCTCACCGGAGTACCAACTGGCACAGGAGAATCCGTGTACTTTATGTAATCTCCGGTTTCAACACCTCCGATAATTTCTCGGTAATAGAGATTACGAGAAACGATTGCCATTAGTCGCTACCTCCCTGGATATCAATAAGGAATCCAGTTGGGTTAGTTTCCAAAATCGTCATACTTGTCGGAGGTGTCGGAGGCGTCAAATCACCTGTTCCACTTGAAGGAATTTCACCCTCAACAGGATCTTGTCTAAACCTAACGTAGGCACCAGCTTTCGCGCCTGCTCCCCCGCCGTTGAGAATTCCAGTCAGCCAGTGCCCCCCGGCTCCACCGCCACCCGGAGAAAGACCGGCTCCACCAGCAGATTTTTGATCGCCACCGGCAACGTATGGAAATCCTTTGTACTCAAAAACTTTCGGACCACGTCCAATAGTGCCACTGCCACCAAAGGCAGGACCAGAGCCAGCAGCACCAGCGGTTGCTGTAACTCCGTATTCATCAAGCCAAATTCTCATTGCTGTTATATCGAATTCCACAATTTGATCGCCAACGAAGTGATCCCCGCGAACAACGGTAGTTGCGTTGAAAAGTCCTGGGCTACCACCCATTCCACCAAACGGAGGAATACCACCAGCGCCCGGTCCACCTCGACCAACAACAACCAAGTCAACGTAAACTGCCCACTTAGGAACAATAACTGTAGTTGATTCAGTAAGTGGTCCAACCATTACCGGATCATGATAATTAGTAGAGTTGCCAGTATCAATACCAGTTTCTATATACATCACTTTGGTAGTAGTAGCTACTGCTCCACTAGCGATAGAAGAAGCTGGAAAGGTTGGTGTAGTTTCATTACGTTGTGCTGCAAGAGCTTTCACTAATGCGTGCGGATGATCAGGAATAGGATCTTCTGTATCAAATCCCTTAACAAAGATCGATCCACCAACGGGAACTAGTTGATATTCATAATCTTCACCAATAACCTGTGCTGGAGGAACAGGGAATTGGTAGAAAACCCAATCCCTACTAGCAGAAGTAGCACCTGGTGGGAATTCACTGATTATATTGGTACTATGGTGAACTAGTACTCTAGCAGCAGTTTCAGCATTAATTTTTCTAACATTGCAATAAACAGCTGTAGTTCCAGATCCAAGATATCCCAAAAATGAAAGAACACCTAATGGACGAGATTTTCCAATTCGATGTGTAACACAAAGACTTTCAGCTTGGGTTACCTCAAGATAAGTATTTGCAGAGGTGTACGGAATGTTTGAATCGCTAGTTGCCATAAGACCATTGGCAACAGGTTCAGCATTTCTAATTCCTAAAAGACTATAAGCAAGTTGACCAAGAAATGAGTTAGATCCAAGAATATTAAATACATTAAATGCATCTGCAGGGCTAGCGCCAGTTCCGCCCGGCGCATTTACAGCTCCACCGACTATTGCATCTAGAATCCCCATAAGAGATTCCCCGATATTTCCACCGCCAAGGACGCCAGAGATAATAGTGAACGGAATGCTAGTGAGGGCACCAATTAATTGTGGAATTGTTGCAAGCAGCGAACTTGAACCAGTGAGAGCATTGAAAATGGTATTAATGATATTCTGGTCTGAGCCAAATAGTGTTTCAAGGAATCCCGGCAATCCGTTGACAACTTCAGGATCAATCAAAGATTCCTGACTAACCCAAGAATCATCGAAATCAAAGGTGCCAGTTGTTGCTTGAGGTGTAACTAGAACTCTCTTCTGAATTCCAGTTACATCATCTGGTGTATCATAAGTTGCAGCTAGTTCAAATCCCGGCCATGCGAGCATCGAAGCTGTTGGGGCATAAGCAGTTAGAAGCTCTGGTGGTTGTTTTACGTTTCCCTTCCAAGGAATAACCCAAAGTTCAATTGGTGATCCTGTACCAGTGTATCCACTATAAGATAAAAAGATTGAAAGATCAACTGGCTTACCAGGAACCACAAGCATTTGAGAGTTGTGGTCTTTTCCGGTGACTAGGGAATGATATCTACCATCAGCGACAATCCTTGCTGATCCGGTGCCATCATCATCTTTGGAATTATAAGCAACAGTTAAGCCCTCTTGGTTTGTTGAAATAGAACCAAATGGAAAGTCTTCATTCTCAACAAGATTGACGTCCTCCCCGGTAATAGCACTCGCAGGAACTTGAGTAGTACCAGGACGTAAAAACCCGAACAGATTTGCAGCATTAAGTGGGGAAAAAACCGTAAGGAACGAACTTGCTGTATTGACAATAAATGTCAAAGCCTCAATAAAAGGAACGCCCAGAGTTGAAAGCAGAGAAAAAACCGGCTTTAGAGGTTCAAGTGCGAGTAAATCAAACAAATCTAGAACACTAGCTAAAAGATCGCCAAGGTCACCAAAGCTGATAAATCCCAACGCATCTAGCAGACCTGATAAGCTTTGAAAGAATTCTTCAAAACTGTCAGTGAAAAGGTATATAGCATCACGTAATTCAGTGAGACTTTCGATAAAGGCCGGTGACATGCCAAGATCTTCTGCCCAGGCAAGGATTGCGTCAAAGATTACATCGGTGAATTGATCAAGTGGAATAATGTAGTTATTGAACATATTCCACGCTGCTTCAAAGAGATTCAGCGGGAACGGTGTATCAGGATTAATGCCTAAAAGAGCGCCAAGGCCCTGAATAATATACTTAAGATCACCAAGTTCAATTCCAGTTGGTTCAAGTCCTGCGAACAGAACAAACAGATCACCAGCAAAACCTGTGATCTGTTCAATAATATTCTGATTCGCGCTGTCTACACCCTTTTGCAACTTGGATAGAAATGCAGTGTGAGTATCAGCAACCTGGTTAAGAAAGCTAATGTTCTTTACAAAGTCTTTGTTAGCAAAACTCTTTTGTCCAACGTTCAAGTCCCGCAACAACGCAGCTTCGCGAGATACCGGGGAGGCGTTTAGGCTAGCTGTCATGATGGCACGTATTCAATTGGATCATAATTAAATGCACCCTCTGCCATAAGATTTAGCTGCACTTTGTTAGTTTTTTCATCCCAGACCATAGCCATAATTTTATGCTTTTGATTGATATCTGGACCCCAAGCTGTTGGACCCTGAACGCGCACAAGATCTCCCACATCAAATGAACCAAACGGAGCATTGAAATGATATGGTTCAATAACAATTGATTCAAACTGACGAGGAAACTGCCTGCGACTTAGTTTTCTTCGCGCCCATGCTGCCGCACGTTCGTTTGAATCAACATGCAAATCAACCTCATCTAACACGCGGCGGTATCTATCAGGATCAGCATTTTCTAGAGTATGTGAATAGACTTTCCCAGGAAAATAACCGTTAATAGTGATATCAGAAATCCACTCAACTTCTGATTCTTGTTTGTGAGTTGCTGCAATTACATTTTCTCCCATTCGAAAAACTAAATCAGTTTGATCAACTCCCCCTTGGGGATAGGCAAGTCGAATCTTCTTGGCAATTGCGGTCTTTGCCTCATTAAAAGTAGATTCTTCCCAGTAATCAAAAGGAATATCACGAGCCAACCGATTGATGTAGTCTCCGCAATCATTTCTATCAACTGCCCTAATGAAGATAGCAAAGAAATCTTGCACGAATTCTTCGTTGTTGAATGAAAATCCTGGCAGCATTTGAGTTCCAGAATCAGTGGGATATACGGTAACTCCCAAGTCTCCGTTGACAAACGGAATACTTCCAGATGCAGAACCATGCTGTATGTGATCCCAAATACGATCAACAATTTCAAACGGATCAACAGCAATAGGATTCCAATTCTGAAGCCACGGAATACCTTTCGGATAATCTGCAAATCCTTGAGCACGAACAGTCATGATCCCAGATTCAGGATCTATTTCTGATGGCTGGAAAATTCCACTAGCCCAAATCTTTTGCTCACCATCTAAGCCCATCTTCACTGCATGAATCCAATGACCCCAAGGCTTGAATTGAATTGGACCAGAGCCATCAGGCATTTGAACACTTGGCTCTTTAGGATGAATTTTAAACTCAATCTGGCAGGGACCAGCCAACATTCGAGTGATGTTAGCCTCTTGAACAATTAAGTCTCTGGCTAAGATTTCTCCATGAATATCTTCCACCAAAAAATGAAAACGGTCATAATAAGCCGAAGTTGGTGGAGTAGGCCGAGTTTCAGAATCAAACTCAGCCGGAAAGGAAAAATCAAATGCTGTCATTTATGTCCAGGCCCAACCGCTCCAAGTGCCTTCCCAGCGTCTACGCTGAGCACCTTTAGTGTTTCCATCCATTGACCAAAAACGTTGAAAGATAACAAGATTGCCAGACAATTGACAAGTTACAATCATAATAAACACTGGACCGCTATTACCTGGCACATTGTAGGTATTTGGATCTGGGGCATCTCCGTTTAAAAAAGAACCACCAATCCAGAAAAATCCTGGCGTAACAAGACTATTGAAATCAACTGGATCAGTAATCTGTGGAACCGCTAAATCAACAGTTGAGATAGAAGAAAGTAAAGCAGTTAAAGCAGCATCTTGCTCTACATCCTTAACCTCTTGTTCTTCCAGTTCATTTGAAGCAGCCGTCCATTCAGCAGAGGTTAGCTGATCACCCGTTGATTTCGGCTTAGGTACATAATCAGGCATTTTTACTCCTAATCCAAAAGCTGGTATGCGTCATGCCAATACACGCGCATCTTAGAATTTGAAGTGATAGCTCCACTTGAACTCCAATAGATTTCAATAGGTGCATGATCATAGATTTTAACCTTCTCTAGATAAGTATCTGTTTTTGCAGCTAGAGAAAGCCCGTCGCTATTAATGATTCGTCTACCTAACCAAGGATAGCTAGTTAACTCAACCAATTCATCTGCAGCCAATGTCCAATCTAATGCGATTTGACTTGTTCCAAAATGGATTACGGGGTTTGTCATTGGTCCCCACATAATCACCCGAATCCAGCTTGGCGCATTTCCTCGTGTAAGAAAAAAGTTGGCAGGAGTATCTGGAAGATCAAGGTTTGCATAGTATTCCGTTTCAGAATATGCAAAAGTATCAGATCGTCTAAACTCAGCAGTGATATTGTAATAAGCACTATCAACTAGTCTATGAAGTGTATATCCGAACTTTCCAGGGCGACCAAAAAACATCTTTGTAACGCCGTCTCCACCACGGAAATACAAAGGTTTAATCTGGTTCCATTCAGAGAAGATATCTTCGGCTCGCCACTCCCGCTGGATATCGCCGAGTTGAGGATCATTATCAAAATTCAATATTTTACTTGAACCCATAAGTCCTGCAACGTTTTCCAGAATCTTATTCTTTGTCAAGTGAATAGTCATCTGGATTGGTGTGGGCTTAAGAGTATCCTGACCGAACCTAAGTTCGTTACTTGATTGTGCTTGATAGTCTTGAACATTCACATCATAGTTACCAATATCCAAAGATTCCACCTTGAACATGGTGTGACGACCCATGATTAGATCACCAATTTGAAACTGCCCTATTTCAAGATTTCTACTGGGCATATCCGAATGCCCCCAATCCAGCAGACTTAATAGTAAACATTGCATCATCCATTGTATCTCGTGGATCTTGGCCTGGCCCTTGATAAATCACGAAGCTATTAGCCACGGCGGGTCTGTCGGGATAATCCTTTCCAAGTGCTCTTGGAAGTGTGTTGAAAACATTCTTCATTTGCGGATTTTCAGAAGTGTAAGCTTGAAGCTGTCCTGTCGTTTCATCAAGCAAAAACTTCATATCCTGAGCACCGGGGAATCCTAGCCAACTAGTAAGAAATCGACCAAGATACTTAGTGGCAATTCTGTATCCCTCTTGAGCTACATCTATTCCGGTATTTACTGCTGTAATCACTTGTGAGACAAGCTGTAACATTCCCCCAGCAGCAGAGGTAGCTCCAAAATCTGATCCACCCGTGAATTGTCCTGCAAATGAAGCGATTCCACCAGCAGCTTGGAAAGCTTTTGCAAAGAAATCTAATCCAGTTTGGAAGTTATCAATTAGATTCATGATATCTTGAGTGTTAGAAACACCGCGAACTAAAGTACCTGTTGTATCCTTCAGTGCCCCAATATATTTGATTCCAGCATCTATCGTTGCGAAAATATCACTAGCGATACCAGAGACACCGTTAGCAAGTGTAGTAGCTTGATCAATAGCATTTGGACCTTCTTTAAGTCCAAACTGACCCATCACCTGAGAACGACTCTGCCCCAAAGCATCTACAAGAGGTTGATTACCTTGCTTTTCTGCATCGATAATTCGACTATCGATGTCTTGCAACCACTTAACAGCCCCCTCTTGATCTTGAGGCATTTGTCCCAAAAGATCGCGTTGGTTCTCCAATCCTGGCGGGAGTCCAGGCAAACCGTTTTGACCCCAAGGATTAATTTGCTGAATTTGACTGTTAGGCAATGAAACTGGCACCGTTCCTGGTGGTTGACCGGCTCGGTTGCCGTGCTGGTTTGCCTGCCCCCACTGCTGCCACACATCGCCCGTTAGCCCGCCTGGTTGAGGCGTAGCAGGGAGATTTCCTAGGATGCTAGCCACTGACCCACCAGGGCCGGAGAAATTAGCCTGAGCGCCTTTATCAAAATGCACGTCTACATGATTGAAGTGCCCACCAGCCTCAAATCCAACGCCTTCCTGACCAGGATAGCGACCTTGGTTGCGCCAGATTGAATACTTAACTCCTAGTTGAGGTCCGAATTGTTGGAAGAAAGAATTGATCTCATCGCCAAGGCCCATTTGATCAGGACTAATCGGAATGTCAATAGATAGACCAGCGTCGTGAGTATTTGGTGCAGTACCCGTATCTCGACTACCTCCGATAGTTCCACGAATCTGTTCACCCCAGATTTGTTGAACAAAAGTTGCGGCTTGTCGGGAAAGTGCCCCAGAGGGAATAGAACCTGTATCTTTAAGAATTGACGGAGAAGAGACGGCATTACTTATGGCAGAAGTAAATTGAGCAGAGAAAGAATTAAGATACTGTTGTGCAGCTTCTTCTGCTCTCTGACGATGACCCACATTTGATGGATGAAGTGGTCCACCAATTGAAACTTGAGTTCCTAATTGCGTTGGGTCAGTAAAGGATTCAGGTGTTAAACCACGTTCTCTAGCTAAATCGAAATAAGCATCAATGTTGTCTTGAGCATTTGTGATAGAACCAGGTCTATTGCCCCAAGTGCCAGGAGTGAATTGGAATACTCCCCTAACATCACCTGATCCATCCTGATTACCGCCATTTGCAAGAGGATTGAGACCACTTTCGCCAACAGCTTGAATAACAAACTGATTAGCTTGCTCTCTTGTATATCCAAGAGACATAGCTTTTTGAATAATATAATTAGCAGTTTGTTGCTTACCAGGATTTGCATCCAAAGCACTTGGCGCAGCACCTCTTCCGGTTGGAGAACCAAAAGTAGTATTTTGAAGCAAAGTTGGATTCCAACTACCAAGAGCAGAACCACCAGGCTTAAAATTAGGATCTTGCTCATATGATTTCGGGAAAAGACGACCGCCGCTGAAATCATTTGCAAGAGTTGCAACACTGATACCAATATCGAAGAGTTGCTTACCAAAATCAAAAATTGATTTACCAAAGTCTGAAAGTTCTTGAAGATCTTTGACCATAGTTTCCACTTGATCAAACAGGGGAGTTGAGGCACCACCTGCCATAGCAGAAACAGCACCTTTAGCTGTCCCTGTTTCAGAAGCTATACCTTCTGCAAAAGCTTTCGTAAAAGCCTTACCACGGTACAGAGTCCAGCCCTTACCAGATAAAGGACCGTATTTAGCTGGCGACCCTGGCATTCCCCCTGCAGCTATTTCAGCTAATCTAAGTATTGCATTACGAACTTCTTCGCTACTTGAATTAATACCCTCTGCAAAGGCTTCCGACAAAGACTTTCCAGAAGCTTCCGCGTTTGAGATATAAGTCTGCAGAAGCGATTGCACCTGGGGGTCAAGTGAACTAGCATCTTTAGCTATAAAATCTTTAATTTGTTGATCTGTGGCATTTTTCAATGAGTCTGGAAGCGTGAATTGTGTACTGCTACTTCCACTTCCGGGAGATGGTAAGCCTAGATCCCTTGTGGGATTGAAATCTCTATACCAAGGAACTGTTGAATTAGGAGCAGTAGAAGTACCTGAGACAGGAGGTAATCCAAGTATAGGCTTTGGGGCACCTGGTTGATTGAAAAACGACCCTTGGCTAGTAATGCTACTACCAGCAGAAGCACCAGGTAAACCCGAAACATCAAGTGTTGTAGGAATTTTCAAAGTAGAACCAGGACCACCAGTAATTTCATTAATGATATCTTCTTTGGTGGTCATCAAATCAAGAACTGAATTTAGCTTAGCAGGATCATCTGCAAAAGTTTGTTCAATGATTGTCTTGGGATCAGCACCACTAAATTGGGCCTCAAATCCGGCTTGACCTGTGCCACCTGGTGAAAGATACTTGTTGATAACATCATCGGCTTCTTTACCGAGAATTTGATAATCTTGTAAAATAAATCGAAGTTGCTCAGCAGATCGACCAAAAACCTCGCCAGCAGGAACTTCACCGGAAGCTGCTAAAGTAAACATCGATTCTTGAATCTGTTGAATTTTTTCAAACAGATCAGTAGCATTAGTTCCGGCAGAGGTATTAATTGATCCATCGAGATTAAGTAACGATTTTCCAACATTACCCAAAGGATCAGGCAAATCCCTTGCGTAACTTGTCATTTCATCAAACTGCTTGTTGTATTCAGCAAGTGCATTACCGCCAGGCAGTAATCCAAGTTTTTGAAGAGAAGTAATCAAAGCATTGGCCTTTGTTGAGGCATCAATGGTTTGATCGCTCATATTTTCTAGAGCTTCTTCATAGCTCTCCGCAGCACGCCCGCCGTTGTCGTATTCGGCGCGCAATTGCTCTAAGGTGTCGATCAATTCCCTTGGAGCGTTTTTGTTTTCAAGCTGTTCAATTAAATCTTGGAATTCCTGAACAGTGCCAGTAATTGATTTACTAACTGAATCTGCTTTAATACCAAGAACTTCCAAAGCCTCAGACAATGTCTGCATGGGAGGACTAGCATTTTCTGCCCCTGATCCCAGATTGTCTAGGGAAGTGTTTGCAGTCCTTGCCTTTTCAGCCAACTCTTCAAGCTTTTGCCAACCCTTGTCGAGTGTTTGCTCAAAACCATAAACTGATTCGCTAGCCTGATTTAGGCTCTTGGCCTGATCACTGAAGTTCAATACGCTAGCTATTGTTCCAGCAGCTTTAAGTACTCCACCTAAAACATCGCTAACAATCTGACCATAAGTGAGGGTAGCTTTTCCAATGAACACCCAAAAATCAACGATGCCATCTCTGTTATCAGCAAGCCATCCTTCAAACTCCTTCAGCTTGTTAGTCAAGCCCTGAATAATCTGAGCCATTGTAGAAGCTTCGCCGCTTGCTTGACCAAACAAAGGTGCCAAAAGCATTGCGCCAATACGACTTACAGAGGCCATTAAGTTGCTGAATGATCCACCAACGGTGTTGCCCATAATTCTAGCAGCTTCACCGTTTTTACTCATAGCATTAACAAAGCGGTCAAAGCTCACTTCGGAATTGGAAACCATTTCCTGAGCTTTTTGTTGCGTTACACCATATTCATCTGCAAGCAGTTGCAACACAGGAACATTGCGAGCATACAAAGATTGCAGGATATCTCCGGTAAGCTTTCCTTGTACCTTGGCCTCAGAGAACTGGTAGCCCAAGTCCTCCATTGAAACCCCTGCTAATGCAGCGGTATTTGAAACAGCAGCAAGATATTTGTCTAGTTCTTGACCTGGTTTAACACCAGATGAAATTGCATTGGCTGCAGTATTGAAAGCTGCATCCAAACCAAAAGCAGTACCCTCTACTGACTTTAGGGCAGACTGGCTAATTGCTGCAATTTCTTCAGATGACTTACCCAAAGCTGAAAGTTTAACTGCAGCTTGATCTAGACCTTGTAAACGCGAAAAGCCTTTGGTAAGAACAACGCTGAGTGCTGTTACCGGAATTAGCGCACCGGCAGCAATTGCTCCAACTGGTCCTGCACGACCAAGCATTGCTAAACCGCCACCGGCAGCAGCTAATCCACCTGCACCGCTGCCGCGACTACCAGTTTGAGTAGCTTGCTGAATCTGACCAGTATCAACATTTGATGGTTCAACACGAATCGGTGCTCTAACGGTAACTTGTCTGATTTGTGTTGCACGAATAGCGTTTTCAATAGCACCAATATCAACTGAAACATCTGTTGCTTCAACAGCAATTTGTGAACGCATCTTGATTTTATGCTGAGATTGCGTTCTGGAAAATGTATCAATAGCTCTAGTGATTGAGCCTTTATCAATATCTACTTTAGAAGCCGTAACATTAACTGGCGCATTGACTTTGATTGTCTGCTTTTTATTGTGCTTAAAAGCATCAATAGCCTTGGTAATAGCCCCGCTGTCAAGTTCAACTTTAGATGGCGAAATATTGATAGGTGCTTTTACATGCACACCTTTTTCAAGAGTTCTAAGCGCAGCCTGAGTTGAAGCAACAATTTGAGATTGAGCTTTTGAAACTTGTTTGGCACTGGAAGTAGCAGCACTCCCGGCATGAACTAGCGAACTTTCAAGTGACTCAACGGTTTTTACAGCTCTAGCCGCACCAGATGATTCGTATTCAATACGAACTTTGCCAAATGCGGTTCCAACATTGGAGCCACCAGGAGTTGTCATCGTCTTTTGAACTCCTCAAGTCTGCGAGGCTTTCTTGCAGCTCTCATGAATTCTCTTGGGGGAGCTTCTGTTTGACCATCTTTCCCACCGGGAGTTGTAGGAGCTGCAAAAGCTTGTGCAGAAGAGAGGCCCATTAATTTATTGTAAGCCAGAATCCTTGCGGACTGAATAAAGCCTGATGGGTTGCCTTTCATCTTTCGAGTTTGGTTCACCGCCAACGCCTCCGCTTCATTCACTCTCCGGTCTACAAAATTAGCCCAATTTCGTAATCCTCTATCAAGATAGAAAGCTGTTGTAGGCCAAGTGATTCCAAATCTTTCACTCGGTCTTATCCCCAGATCCTTCGACTCCTGCCACAGCTTGTACGCTAACTGTCGATCCTTCGCGAAATGGCTCGATAAACCTCAAGGGTTTATTTAGCTCCTGAAATAGATGCAATCTATCATTGAAATCAGCATATCCTGAATAACTTTCAGTACCATCTTCTGTAAGATAAGGAATTGGCTTTTTAAAGTACTCAAGCTGCTCATCTGGAGTTAGTTGGTAACCAAACTTCATTACCTTCTTTTCCCCTACCTCAAGAATTGCCACACCATCATGAACAACCTTTGGCTTTAGATGTGCTGCCTCCATTAGCTTTCCGGTCATATCATAAAAGCGCTGACGCTTTTTAGGATCTTTGAGAGCTTGGAAGATATTTTCCTTATCTTCTTCCTTCTCAATTGGATTTCCACTGTCATCAAATTCTCTTGGGAACAAGCGTCGAGTAAAAAAGTCCAATTCTTCAATTAGATCAAACTCAACCAAATCCAAAGTATCCAAATGCTTTACAAGTGCAATTTGACCACTGGGATATTCAATCTTGAATTTGACAATATTTCGCGGTGCCCAAGCTTCTTGATTAACCTTGAACATATCTGTAACTGCTTGTGCTACAGCATTATTCAAAGCAGTCTCATGCATCTCTTTGGAAATAACTTCAGTTGGTTTAGGCTCACCAGGTGAATACTGGCTAGGTTGCGGAATAGAAAGAGTTTCACCTGACGAGTGCTCCTGTGTCCCAACAGGATTCATAGTCTGCACATCGCCAGGGTCAACATTCGGATAGGACATTTAACATTCCTCTCTCGGAATTTTGTTTGTTCAATTACGGAGTGGTAAACTCTACCGGAGTTCCGTAGGTTCCAACATCTGTACCAATCTTGCCTGCCACACGAACCAAATAATCAGTGGCAGTAACCAATCCAGTCAAGTTTGCAACAGGATCAGTAACCTCAACTGCAGTCTCCCATGTTACCCCTGCATCATCGGAAGTCTGGTACATATACGCAGTATATGTAGAAACAGGCTCCCAAATAACCTTTGCAGTAGTAGCCGAAAGTGGCACTGCATAAACGTTCTTCGGTGCAACAATCGGAATAGGAGTAGATTCCAATGCCAAGAAGGTACGTGATTCATGTTGCACGAAATCGTAGAGAAGTTTCGTGCCAGGAATAGCCATACCAATTCCATCAGCACTAGTGACAAAGAACGTTCCTTCACCAAACTGACCGGAAATATCACCATTGCACTTAGCGCGATAGACATATCCGACGGTATCCCCGCCGTTGTCGTTCATCGCCAATCCAACAACCTGGAAATAAGGACGTGCATCATCAGAGCACTTGCGAAGCGTGATGGTACGATTCGGAGCAGCGCCAGATTCAATGATTTGACCACCAGTAAAGATTGCCCATGCAGCTAGAGAAATACCACCAGCTTCAAGGGTCCAGTTTACTTGTGCCCCATTGCCATGGGAAGCCAAAAGCGCATCATCACCACGAAGATCGGTGAAATCCTCTGAATCAGCGAATGAAAACGTTTGTGCGGCAGGCAAATCAATGCCCTCATCTGCAAGGACAGTTCCCTCTTGATCAAGGAACGGGTAGATCTTTACATCATTCAGTCCAAAAGGGTACTTAGCAGGACTCATTGGTGCGGTCATTATTCATTCACCTTTCGTCGATTAGGTGGTTCGCGGAACTTTTTTGTGTGATCTAACTCGCCTGTTTCGACGTTAAAGTAATGCAGGACAACAATTCCCGCACCGCGATCTGCGCACCATTTATCCTTGCAACGAACCTCAAGTAATCTTTTTCCATCAGGATAATCTTTGAGGATACCTTGCAATTTACTCCGACACCGAAGTTGAATAGGTGCGACAGCAGTCATTATTTAGTTGTTGCCTCTGCGTCTACAGTCACAAGTTCAAAGCGACCGTCTATGCGGAGAAGATACTGTAGTTGATGCTCATTGAAGAGTGAACGAGGAATTCGCTTGTGATTCAGGTAATTCCATTCATGGTACCAATCATCTGATACCTCAACACCTTCCACACCTTTTAGCGCATCGCGCCAAGCATCAGGAGTCATAGTGCGAACGGTACCAACACCATTGTATTGAATGTATTGATTCTTGGGATCTTCCATCTTGCGATCGTCAAGTTCCATCGGCGAATTGCCTTCTGATAGAACAACATTGGTGCCAAAAGCTTCATCAGCACCGTGCTTTGGATCAGATCCCTTTTTGTCCTCCGTGCCGCCCGTATCGATTTGCTCAGGCGGGGTTTCATTCCCGAATACATTACCCTCTGGCATTTCTTCTCCTATCTCAACTCTTGACGGAAAATAGTTGGTACTCAGCATTTTTCGTGATAGTTCCAAATCCATCATCAGTAAAATCTTCTGATCGATCCCCGATTGTCACGAAAGACAAAGTATAGCCATCAACTCCTGCAACATCACGAAGTTCTTTTACTACACGGTCAACAGCATCTAGAATGTTGATTATCTTGAAGAAATCATTAGTAAGTTTAATTGGCCAATGTACCCAAACTCTAACGCTCTCAGGACCTTTCACTTCACCATTAAACATTGGAGCAGGAGTGCGACCCCATCTCAGAATGATAAATGGACCATCTTCACGCGGAAGTTCTTCGCTAGACCAGTTGTGAAAGATTGAATCATCGTCTAGCCCAAAACTATTCAGCTCAGAATCATTACAGAGGGCATCATGAAATGCAGCTCTACTCATGAGGCAAACTCCAAACGATTGATCGTTTCAGCTAGTCTCTGAATAAGTAAAGCACCGATGTAATCTACCGTTGGCTGAATAATTGCGTATTTACCAGAGAATCGTACCTCCAACCAAATTCCATATGAAACACTATGTGCCACAATCAATTCAAAAGCATTGCCTTGATCAACAATATTAACTTCAGCATGAAGTCCACTACGAGCATTTCCTGTACGATCAATCCATGGCGCATTGCTTCGAGCAAAAGTTTCAGCTTCACCTTTAGCGTAAAGAAACTGACCGGCTATGGCACGTTTGACTTTTAGATCATGTGCTTCAATAGCTCTAGCAAGATTATCTATTCCAGTCATTTTGACTGTTGATTTAACTGCCATAAGCCGGGTCTTTTCCAATAGCCTCAACCACGGCAGTTTTTTCATAAAAGTTGTACGGATTTAAAGCTGTTACACGATATTCAGTTTCACCGTTCTTCCAGGTGTCACCGATTTCAACCAATGAATCATATCGACCCGTTAAAGTATATGCCCATTTATGAGCTTTAGCACCTTCAAGATTGGTAATACCACCACTAGCGCCAGTCAATCCTTGAAGAGTCGCATTTACAGGTTCAATATTGAAAACCTGTGGATCGCGTGGAGTCTGAGGCTCCCAATCATAAACTCCCCCAGGCTTTTTCACGCGCAAATGAGGGGTTAAAGTTATCAGTGTTCCAAACTGATCTAGAATTACATCAGTTCCTTTTCGGAGCGCATTAATAAGAGGCTGCTTCATCCCATGGCCTCTCAATCTCTCCGAAACTCAGTGGGCGCTTTGCTGTTTCGGGCAATGGACCCATTCCATCAGGATTGGTTCCAATAATTTTATCCCAGTAATCCAGCATGGCTCTAGCTTGCTTATGAATCTGAGTTAGCGGTTTTCCGGCATCCAAATATTCAGCTGTCTCATTTACCCGTTGTAACCAGAAATGCCTAACAGCCTGGGCTGGACTGAAAACCATTGTCTCCATTAAGGTTTCAATAAATCCATCAGTCCAGCCGTAGCCATCATCACCTTCCAACTTAGCAACTGTTGGAAGGTTCTGATTGACTAACTCAAGCGCTGTTGGCATTCCGTTCCTCTTGTAAGAACTTCGCTAGACGAACTTTCAAATCGGGTTCTGAACCCTTTTGTGAAAGATTGCGCTTTTGAAGCTCTGACTTGAGTTCCAACTCATCCAGACCATTAACATTCTCAAAAATATCTGGATCAAGTTGCAATTTCGGTGAATTCTCTTCTGAGGCAGGCTTTTCCGCTAGTTCACTTCCAGGCGGCCAATCCTTCTCATTTTGCTCAACTTCGTATTTTCGCCCACGAGCAAGTTGATAGTCAATTTCCTCTTGACTCCAAGGATGATCGTTTTTGATTACCCTAGACATTTTCCTCGTTGTTCTCTTCTGGCTGAGGTTGAACCTCTCCGGGAGAAATGTTTTCCGGCTCCGGTGTCGGCTCTGGCTCAGGCTCCGAATTATCTTCTGGGACAACCGGATTCGACCCGCCTGGTTCGCCCGGTGATTCAGAAGTGGTCTCATCCGTAGGGGGATTCAACACACCAGGATCAACGATTGTGCCAGGTCCAGCGGGGGGTTCCTCCACTTGCTCAGGATCGGGACGATCCAAGCCTTGCAGTCGAGAAACAGTAGAGCGAAGCTCACCTATTTCCTCCGAAACATCTTCTGCTGCAGGAGTATTGGCGATCTTGTCCTCAAGACGCTTAAGATCAGCATCAAGTTTGTCGCCTACGTCATTAAGATCTGAATTCAATTGCTGCAAGTCAGCTTTAAGGCCCATTTGATTTCTCCTTATATCATTCAGTACGTTAAAAATTGAGTACAGGGGTCCAACGAACAAAAACTGTAGAATGTCTTTGTCCATTGGAAACCCCTGTCTCTCAACCTTTTTCAAGCGTTATGCAACAGCCAAGAAATTAGGATTGCTGCGATCGAATGTTGCAGGAACTTCGTATGAACCTGCGCCCTTGATCTGCATAACCACTGCGCCTGCTCGCTGGCGAATACCAGTTCCGAAAGCCCTTGCAAAATAGGACTCAACAAGTGGGTAGTTCTGATCATTACCCTGCAGAATCCGCAAGCCCCGATAGAAGGGGTTTTTATGCTCACGGAAACCAACGAGGTTTTGCAGGTTGCCAGCCCCGCCGGTGCCAAACATCAGGAAATAATTGTTCGGCATAAACGGTTCTTCGATGAGCAACATATCACCGTAAGAACCATAAACCCGCAAACCATTCCAGGTATCGGGTGGCAAAGAACCAAGCAAACCCGTTGGACTATCAAGGAATTGAGAGGGTTGGTTACGCGACGGAATAAAGTCGTAGTTTGCGACTACAGTGTTCGCCGAAACCTCCCCTTGACGCCATAGACGAACCTTCTTCAGTTGCGCACGATTCATCAGCACGACAATTTGAGTACCAGCCTCAATTGTATAACCATGCTCTGCGATATTCTCGTATGCATCTTCCAGATCGCCAGAGTCAATCTCGGTGTTTCCACTCACCATATAGTGAGAGTGGTTGCTAGTAAACGAAGTTCCGCGATACGACGGGGGGACAACACCATCCGTTCCGTTGTAAAGCGAATAAACGTTGTAAGCACGATTGCGAATATCAGCAACACGATTTTCATTGTCAAAGATTGCAGCCATGACATTCTTGAAAATCGTAATTTCATCCGCTTGGAAAAGAGCATTCGTAACTGCACGAACTTGCTGTGCATCAGCGTCACGCAAGAACTTCCAAGTGAATCGAGTTGCACGGTCGTAATCTTCGAAATCATAACCAAGCTGGAAGTAGCTAATCTTCAGCCGTTCGCCTTCCGGCTCTCCCATTTCAGTTGCGATTTCGAAACGTGCTTCGCCAACCTGCGGTACCGTTTCAACCTCGTTGACAACCGGAAAGGTAAGAATATCAACGAGTTTGGATCGGCCCTGATTCCAAATAGCAAGTGCCGCTTGAGCTTCTGCCCAAAGGTTATTAATAGGCACGCCATCTTCGGTAGTGAATACCAAATCACCTTCGGTACCAATACCGCCAGACGTATCATCGGCACCAAACGGAATGGTTTGCCAAAGGTTTGACGGCAGACTCAACATCTGCGAATCCCTTTCTGTCATAAGGCTTTTGGGAAGAGTTAGTTGAGTCATGGCGTCACATCCACAGGAATGCCAGGACGCAGACGAAGAATCAGACGCGATCCATTGTCCACTGTATGACCAATGTAAACGCCATCTTCACCTACAGTGTCGTCAACTGTTCCATCTGCGTGTCCATAATATGCCTTGCCAGGATCACCCAAATCCACACCAGGCTCGGCAGTTCCGGCATCAGCAGTTGCCGTATGGTCATTCGGACCAAACTCGACAACCTCACCGTCAGTGTGAACATCGATTCGCTTACCGGCTGGGCAAACCTTCGTCTGGCAGACAACACCAGTTATTCCCGAAGTGCCATCACCGAATTCAATACGTCCATTTGCATCGTGTCCGACTGCAACTAGTTGTTCTACCAAATGCTGAGGCAGAGCGGCTGCAAGCGTAGCACGATAACTACCAACCTTCGGGTTGGTCTTATCAATCCTACTCATTTCTTCCTTTCAGTCCCATAGTGGGCGAAATACCTACGACTTCACACCTTCTCGCGTGCGAAGGGCAGGCATGATCTTTACCAACTCATCGTAATTTTCTGTAATTCCTGAACCACTAGAGTTGGAACCGCCCTGACCGGGCTGAAAGCCTGATGGCCCATTATTCTGTTGTTGTTGATTGTTATTCTGATTGTTTTGATCATCCTGCTGTTGCGTATTGTCCTTTGCAAGCATGAACTTACAAGACTCATCTTTGGCGATTCGAGCAAGTGCCTTAGTTAGACCAGTTACCTTACCATCGTCATCTACGGTAACTTCACCCGAATTGAATTGTTGTGCAACGACTTTCGGGTTATGCCATTCAAAACGCTTATCGTCGCGGATTCCACCAGTAATCGCTTGCTCTGCAAGTGCGCTCCGTAGCTGGGCAATAGTCTTATCGCGGCTAGCAACATCTGCCTTCAAATTTGTGTTTTCATCATTCTTTTTGCGCTCTGCTGCTGTTTGAGCATCTCGCAATTGTTGAAGCTCAGCTGCCGTCTTGGTGTTGTCATTTTCAGCATCTGAAAGAAGTTTCTTCAATTCCTTTGCAGTAAGCCCTTTATAAGGATCATCGTCATCATCGTCGGTAGACTGATTATTTTGATTTCCTTGCCCACCAGAGTTTTGATTTTGGCCCGAATCACCTTGCCCGCCTTGGTTATTCTGATTACCGGAGTTCTCTCCTGAATTTCCAGAATTTCCATTATCATCATCAGGGTCCGCTCCCATAGGAGTTATAGGCCAAAGTGGGAAAATCGAATCGGAAGTCATTGTTATTCAACCCTTTTCATAGACAGCACTGCTCGCCATTAGTGCCATAGTAAGGTCTGACCCCCAAGTCGTGCAAGCACATCGCCATATATTCTTCCCTCGGCGTGTCGGCCTAGCCGCGAGCCAGAATATCCATGTCCTCTGAGAATTCATTTTGTGCATTCTGTATGGAATCGCTTCTAGCATAAGGATATTCGCTAGCAACTTGATTAATGGCATCTTTGGTGAGAATATTCAATTGGTACTGAGTCCCAGGGTATGTTCCTAGTTCGATGGCATTTTTCAATGCCTCATTAAATTTGGCTTCCAGTTGCCTGCGTGTCAGCAACTTTGAATACTCACTCATTTCTTTCTCCGTTTCTTAACGAAGATCTTAAAGTCAGAATGATTTATTGCTTTGAGTTCTGCAATCTCTTCTTTTAGTCGTGCGGTGATAAACACACCCAATGGTTTTCCGTTGTAGGCATTGTTTGCAAAAGCTTCTGCAACAGCCTCTTCTGCATTGACAACTGTTTTTGCTTTGTTTCTGAAAGAATATCCAGATTCAAGCTGATCAAGCATCCAATCTTGGTATTCCTCAAAAATTTTCGGATCACTTCTATCTGCATCAGGATCGAAAACAGCAAAAAAGTTGGGAGGAACTCTAACCTCTTGTCCTGTAATCCTTTTCCAAACTTTAGGATCAAGTTGTCTTTGAACGCGAGTCAGTGAAGTAAAGTCTAGAACATGTCCCCATTCATGAGTCATTGTTCCTTCCCAAGGCTTTTCAGGATCTCGTTTAACTAACCATCCTGAATCTTGGTTGGATTTAGATTCGCGCTTGAACTTCTCGTAATCAGAAATCATTTGATCATTAAGCAGGATTTCGATCTTACGTGTCTTCGGGTTCTGCCTAGTCTCGGCAGGTACACCATCTGGAAGTTGTCCTATACGAATATATTTCACTGATGTATCTGGATATTCATTCTGCAGTCGCTCAAATGCAGTGGCTATCTCTTTAGCAGATTCAACATCCACATCTGTAGTATCCATGTCAATGACTTCCAGACCTTCATAATTGGAATGAAGCCAATTGGAAACTTGAGTTGGGTTCTTTGCTGCCACAATGGTTTTCGGGATAGTTTTGTCAATTATCTTTTCGCGTGCTTTAGGAGTCGTTTCCTCAATCGCTAGAAAAGCTTGACGGTCAACATTGAACTTGTTGACTAGCTTTCGTTCTGGAGGACTGATCCCACCCCACGGATAAATATCCTTACCAGACGCTTTGGCCTTTTCAACTTCTGCTTTGAATTTCTCAGTATTTCCGGGGTCATTTTCGAAAGTCATTCTAGCACTTAGGTTTTCGTCGTGCTGAACTCCAAGTACGCCATCTAAGTATTCATCATAATGACCAGAGATTAGAGAGTTTTCAAAGTCTGCATAATCTTGCTGTTTAGGAGTTACGTAGCATCGACAAAAAGGATGTGGCTTGTCTGGCACCAATTCAATATCAAAATACCTTTGGATAGCATAGATTTCACATTCATCCCCAGGATCTTTTTCATGAACCTTCGAAAGATTCCACTCCATTTGTTCAACCCATGGTGTAGTTTGAGCACCATGAATTGCCTGAGCATGAAAAGCATTGTTTATCTCAGTAGTTCCCAAGCGCCTTGCAGCATAAGACACTCCACCAGGAACAGCGGGATCAATCAAACTCGTAACCGACTTGGCTAAATCCTTAGCAGTATCTCCACGCGCAAGAGAGCGGTTTATCGCTTGGGAAACAAGGTGATTCGCGAGAGCCTCACTTTTGTAGACTCTTGAACTAAGGGGACGCTCAGAAAAAAGTATGCGAGTCGCGACCGATTCCACATTTCTTCTAGCCGTTTGTCTAAGACTGTCAGCGTATTGACTACGCTGGAAAGGTTCGGGGAAAATTCTGCTGAGAATCCCTCTCTCATCATACAACTGGGCATCGACGGCAGCCATTGCTGCATCTTGTCGATGGTCGTTGATGAGATTTGTTGTGGTTCCGAATATCTCGTGAATAAATTCTCGCATTGATCGTTTGGCAGATGAAAGTTGCTGTCGCCTAACATCTTTGGAAAATCCATCGCCTAGCCTTTCAAATACATCACTAACATCGGCTATTGCATCTGTCAGAGTAGACTTAAGCTTGTCGTCAAATCTACGCTCTACATCGAGATAACGACCTAACCAGTTGGCCCGCCTGATATTTGGCGGGTCTGGTTCTACAATCCGACGGAGCGGCTGACTCATACAAACTTCGACCAATCAGTTTGTGTATTGTACTGTGCTACATCATCTTTGGTCACAATTAGATATGCCCAGTTTCCATAAGCTTCACCCAATCCAGTCATGTGCTTTTGATCCACATCTGATGGATAAAGCTTTCCACTAGGATGAGTGTGCCAAATAGCAATTACATCAACAGGGTTGATCTTCAGTAGTTGTCGAGAATCCATCCTGAATTGCTTATATGGATAAGGATCATTATTGCGGATTTCTTTTATCGTTCCATCACGTAGGATGAATCCGCAAGCTTCTTCTGGTGCTGATTGAAAAGCTCTACGGCATAACCAATTTCGTTGGTCCTCTGTAAGAATGAACGTCCCGACCGGACTTGATTGAGTCATACTACGGAGTCCGCATCACACCAGAAGTAGTACCGTTGGCTTGCTTGAACTTCTTTCCGCGAGTTCCCTTACCTCCCTTGCCTTTTGAAACCTTTTGACCAGAAACCTTAGTATTCTTAATTCCTGCATTGGGTGGAACAGGAACAGAACCACCAACCATACTGGTACCGTTTGCATTTGCCATTATTTCTTTTTCCTAACTTTGTTGGGTAACTTCTTTGTGAACGGTTTGCCTAAGTCACGAATGTTCCGGTGTGCCCAGGTTTTTGCAAATGATTTCTTGTTTGCAAATGCCCAGCGAGCTTGAGCCTTAGACTTAAACCTCCCCTTTTTACGACGTCCCATTTAGCACTCTCCCATTGGTACTGTTACCAAGTGCTCCAACAAGATTGGGAGAAGTTGCTCCTTCTTCTCCAAATGCAGACCCCATCGCTTTATCTGCTTTTTCTTGCATCTGGTTGTAAAGTTCTTCTGCTGCAACCTTTTTATAACCGATTTTCTCTAGATCTTCAATCATTTGCTCAGTGGTAATTGCATCAATTGTCCAAAGGTCTACTCGTTCTTGGATATAAGCAGCGCGATCAATCGGCATCGGATCTTCAAAGGTAACCTTGAAAGTTCCTGTGTGACCTCGTTCTTCAAAAGCAGGAATCCAGCCTTTGATTAGATCATAGGCCATTTGATTCCACTTGCTTTCGATACCAAGTTGCTTATCTTCATTCTCAGCTAGAATCGGAGCCATCTTCAAAATACGTGCAATCCCAGATTCCGCAGTTTGAACGTCAACATCACCAGTTGCCATGTCTGGCAATCCAATTGTGGCCCACTGATCCAGCGATTTCATATGATCTTGCCACGGAGCAACTGAAGCAACCCCAGTCACCCGCTCGAAAGAATCCCCTTCTGAAATTTCAATGACATTGCCAGGATGCATCCGATACTTGGCTGGCTTTTTTGTTATAGGATCTATTGGGGGAGAAGCAGTTGTGACATAAACTCCAAGCCCTTGCAAAACCAAGCTTAGATCTTCATAGGTAATTGCCTGATTCATTCCGTTTATTAGATATTCAACACCAGCGACTTGGCTTACTCCCCAAGAGCTTCCATCAGGTTCATCGTTTGGGATATGATAAATGGGAAGTTGGGTAATTTCTTCCGGAAGAGTCTTTTCTTCCATATATTGCCAAACCGGCTTTAGTTTGTCCTTTTCAAGTACACGGTCATCCCAAGTACCAATTTCAAATCCGACGCACTCAGTTGTGATGCGTCCGTTGACTTTTCGATAGGTCTGCCGACGTGCGATCTGTTTGGTAGTTTTCTTTCCCTTGGGTTCTCTGGGATCAGGTACCAAATCAACTATGTGATAACCGATTACACGATCCCCATTTTCAGGATCTTCTATACGGAAAACAGATTGAGGATGGATGGTATTGAGCGTGATTCGTTCACCTTTTTTCTTTCGATCATCTGCGGTGATGTACCACATTTGGTCGCCTCTAGTTAGGAGGGATCGCTTTCCGCGAACAAACCGTTTCGAAATCTCTTCTCTAATCCAGATATTCGCGAACCATTCCTTAAGACCAGCTTCTCCTGTAATGACATGATCAAAACCCACAGCCAAGTATCTAGCTGTCGAATTGACAATCTTCTTCGTTGATGGAACATACAACTCCGTATCCGTTGTGCCACGTTTCGTGACCTTGAACGTTTCGGGACGATTGTAATAAAAGTCATCGTATAGGTTATAAGCTGTAATGCGTTCTCTATCATCAGGATTAGGAATGTTACCCAAATTTGGGTAGCCCTTGAACCAGAGTCTAGCTGAGGCGTATTGCTTAGGAATGAATGGCATTAGACCAAACTCCTTCCGAATGTAAGGAATTCGCCTGTCGCGCAAGCGTCTTGAAATTCCTTACGGCGCTTAGCTTCTCGCTCTTTGCGCAGTTGTTCAAAGTATTCTGCTGGAATCTGTTGAAAGAACGCTGTTGCCGTATAGCCCTCACCGCACATTTACTCGTTCACCTTTCCGGTAAAAGCAGTTTTTACATCAACCTCTGTCCCAACCTCACGAACCATATATGGATCATTGCCTGGACCGTGACTTGGAGCATATGGTCTATGACCATCTATTTCAAAGAATTCCATTGCTTCATGTTTTTCAACCAGTAGCACCTGTTCGAAAAGCCAACGCCGCCAAGATCTTTCATCGTAAGCCGCTGGAGGAACTGGGAAATAGTGTGCAACTCTTCGCAATTCATGCGGAGAATAAGAATTAGGAGTTTCAATAGTGATAACTAATGTATGACCAACCGAACCTTGCCCACGATTCAATAACGATTCTAGTTCAAAAGTCCAATTCTCTTTGTACTCAAGCTTTTCCACTAAGTAATCAAGTGTTTCAGGATAATTGGCTGTTTGCCACATTTGGTCTTCAAACATCACAATTCCGTTTCTATCGGATCATCCCAAATATCGATGATTGCGCCCTCTTCGTTTCTAGAATAGTGATGCGTAGTATTTCTTAAATGTTCTGCAGAGCAGGTATTTCCGCGTGAACTTTCTGGACACTCTTTAGTCATCGTCGTAAGCTCCGCTCATCCAGTTTCCAAGTGCATCATTGATTACTGGGAAATCCTCACGGCGTTTTTCCCCTCGCATCGGCCTGCGGTACAACGGATCATCTGGAGAAACTTCTTCACCTGGCATAGTGTCATCATAAGCAAAAGATGCTTGGTGAACCCTTGCACCACTTGCCTTTCCAAATGTTCCATGACGACCAGCGAAAAACCGTCCCAATGCTTCTGGACCATGATCATATTTCTTCATAGGGTTGTCGAAACGCTTTTGACTAGTTTCAGATTCAGCTTTCTTTTCAGGATAGCGATACGCCAGCATATCCTCAATAGTCCGCTTGCACCGTCTGTCAAACAGCAACCTTGGACGAATTTGACCGGGAACTAAAATTACGTTCTCTTTCATCCAGTAATCTTCAGTTACATATCTGGGATCACGCAAAGCTTTTCGAATGTGATTAATACGCGAATTTAGTTCTCCCCCAGTGCCTCCCACTCCACGCAATCCTAGTTTCTTTTCAAGAACTGACGTGTAACCAGGTAGAGCAGGATCGGGATAGAAGAACCGCATATTGGCGGGACGCATTCTGCGCCAACGAATTTCATCAGCAAAATCTTCGGGATCTAAACCTTCTTCGTAGATCTCATCCAAAACATTTATTTCTCCGTATGGTCCTTCTTGAATAACTAACCAAACGTTAGGATTGTTATATCCATAGTCAACTGCCGCGAATGTTTGCCATCCTGGATTGAATTCAAGGTCTGTGACGTGTTTTTCTTCGTCGAACTCTTTAAAGACTCGTCCCACAAATTCAGTGAAATCCGCAGCAATTTCTTGTAAAAAAGCCTCAGCTGTAAGCTCATCTATTGATGCTAATACCTCTTTGTTGATAATGAAGTCATTTTCTGCTGCAAGCTTGTATACAGAACGGTTCGTTTGTTGTTGCATCGCAAGCAGTTTGGTGACATGCTCATCAACAGTTGGTGTTTTATACACATGGTTGTTCACCCATGCGGGCATACGCCACGAAGCCCAGTCTAAATTGTTTGGGTCTTGTCCATGTCTCCAGACATTGTAGAACCAGTTCTTTCCTTCCGGCGTTGACGAATGGTACGACCACCCATCGAAGTCCGCAAGCGTGGGTCGAATATATTTGTACCAAATGGACTCTTTGAGCTTAGCAGCCTCAGAAAGAATGACACCTGAAAGTCCCTCTCCGACAAGCCTTTCGGGATTCTGCGCAGACTTGGCAACAATTTCCATTGCATTACTGAACAAAGATATACGCATCTGTCCAGTCTCAGGAGAATTGTATGATCCTTTATCCATTGGAATTTCAAGCTTTTTACACCAATTCCATATCACACGGAATTCTTTTTCGGAGTCTGAATAGTTGGGTCCAACAATCCAAAAGACTCGCTTTTTACCCTCTGAAAGCAGAGTAGAGGCAATCGGCTTAGTGTAAAAAATCTCAGGTAACAATTTGTCGGTGGCCCCGCCGAAGCTCTTGCCAAAACGACGTCCAGCAGCTAAAACCTTATGACGGCAAGAGTTTTCGGCTACTTTGAGTTGGCCTACGTGAGGTTCCCAGCCGATAAGAGGGTGATCAAAGATCGCCCACTTATCCAAGACTGGCATAATAAATCATTCTCCAAAGAATAAATTAATCCATCCAACCCCGAAGCAGGGTAAGACCTTTCGCGAGATATTCCAACGGCTTCTCAAATTCATCCGGAATCAGGAAACGAAATCGCAAAGCCACACCGATTGAACTGATAACGGTATCAAGTGCTTTCACAATTTCATTGCGTTGATCAGGCGTAGCCTCTGGAAGAATCACCGGGTTCTGCGGAATAGACGGAGTCGGAACGTTCGGATCAACCACTGCCACAGCAGTTTTTACTGCAGCTTTGATCGCCTCATCCATTCCACCTGGAAGATTCGGCACCAGATTGGAAATATCACCTACCAGATCAGCTAGCAATCCTTCTTTGATTTCAGGCATGTATGGCATTTGGATCTTCTTTCTGAATTGTTAGTGCTGCGAATCGGATTCGGCCACTTGTATCCATAATTGAACAGAAGCGTAAATCACGTAAAAAGAATGGGTCAGGGGAAATACCCGGTAGTGGGTCGAGGACTACCGGGTTTCCCGTCCCAACGGCTGCCCCGTGTGCGGCGCTCAATTGGGTTGCCTCCATTCGTATTTCAAATCACGGTCGAACAACCGCGTTATTTGGTCCTTGGGCACTTGAAGCATTGCCCTCAAAGCTTCCACGGCGAATTTTCTTAGAACCTGGATGTGGGAAGGGACTAGCTGCAGATCGTGCCTTTAGTTCTGCCTCAACTAGATCATCAGTATTGTCTCGATCCCTAGGAATATTTTGAATCTTAGTCTCGGTATCGTGCATACGTGTAACTTTTGGTGCGCGTCCTTTGCGTCCCATTTTGAATTCCTTTCTTGGACAGCAGGATTCACCTGGATAGGTCTCCGTTGCCAGGATAGGTCACATCTAGGGTAGTGCGCAAGAGACACGCCGAGAAATCTTAGGTGAAATCACTTAGCGTGTACTGCTTACGCGATACATTTTGGGATTTTGGTGCTGGCTTGGGTGCTTTCGGTAAAACATGCCGGAACATTCCGTTAGAGAGAGCTTCGCGTATGAAGTGTATATCCCCATCGACTTCCGCTGCCCTTGAGGCATAGCGTTTTTGGGTGGATTTTTTGATGTCGTCACTTTTATCCGTTAGGTCATATTCAAATGGTTTAATTTCTACTGTTTGAGCAAGGACCGCAGGGTTTCTTGCATTGAGGCGACTTGCGCCTGAATCGGTTGTAGCTCCATTTGAAGCTTCAATTTCCCTTGTATATGGGTCAGTTCCCCTACTTGTATCTGTATATTGTTCAGCTGAAACGCTATGTTGTTCAGTCTCGCCCAGTTCAACCACATCTGCATCAATAACGTTTGCTCTTGCGGCTCTTGAGGATTCTCGGCTTCCACTTAAGATCCCTTCAAATACTTGTTCAAAGCTAGAATCTGCTGCTAAAGTAATTGTCTGCGAAGCCTTACCAAGTCCTCTGTCTAGCAAGGTATTTGCAGCTTTAAGCCGAATATCTGGTTCAATATTCTTATTCATCATGATTTCGGCTACAGTATGTGCAGCCTTAACCGTATGAGCCTTTAATTCCTGTTGCGCTCGCTCATATATCGCCTTTGTGAAAGCCTGGGCAAGGTCACGAGGAATATTTCGCGGCTTGTAGATTTTCCCGTTTTTTGCACGAAACCCGCAAGTAGCAAGTTCCTCATCGTCCAGATCGTCAACTGTAATTTGACCTGCTTTATACAAAGCGTAACGCGAAAGGGATTCTTTTTCACGTTCACTAAGATTTTCTTCATCTTCGACCTTAATCAACTGATCTAACGGATGCAGTCTCCCGCCGTGGATATTGCAACGAGGACAACGGTTTTCGGCTCTCTTTAGGCACTTTTCACCAGCCTTAGTAAAACCACTACATAGGACATAGCCAAGATTATCAACCCGATAACCATAGTTTGGGGAATAATTAGCTAACTGATCTGGTCTAAAAGGTCCGCGCATGTTAAGCGGCACATGATATTCCAACGCTGGTAGTTTACCACCAGGTGCTTCTAAAAATGTGCCGACCTCTTTACCCAACTCTTTAACGAAAAGCTTTGGTCCAGAGGGCATTCCGGCAAACTTAACGGGTGCATTCATATTCCCTCATCGCTATACCTAGTTCGGTCCACCAATCAAGTTCTTTTTGCATTCTGTTCCTAGCTTCACGAACCCTGTCATGGAATTCAGCTTTAGAGGGATCAGCGAGAACTTTATCGGCTTCATTGATTGCGGCCTTTGCCTGCTCACCAGGAGTCATATCTGTTCGTACTTCACATAGGGAACTGTACCGTCAGGGTCTGAAACAGGTTGATACACAATCTTTTTCCGAATGAAATGTTTAAACGCCTGCGACCAAACAACCATCGTATATTTCTGCACTTCGCTAGTATGTTTACGCGGCTGACGAATCAATGGAGCATTGGCGTTGTCTAGCTGAGCATAGGGAATACCGTTATAAAGGCGCGTTCCGTCACCGCGATTCAAAGTCCACACTCCGCAATGGACTTCCATTACTGCTGTCATTTTAAATCCCTTATACCTCTTACAATTTCCATGCTTAGCTTCTCTACATTACGTGGCGTCATCGTGTGACGATTCATACCTTCAATTAGTACAGCAAGAGAGGCTGCAAGTCTAGTGACCGCAACCGTGTCGTCGGAGACTTTCTCAAAGACAGTCTGCGTCTTAGTAATTGAGTCTTTTAGCTGCGCAATCGTAATTCTAAGGGCTTCTGCACATTTCTCGCAAAGGTGCTCAATTGCTCTAGGCATCCCGAATTCAGAGATTTCTTCAATCGGTGGTAGTGAAGATGGCGATTTAGTATCATTACCGCACCAATCACATTGATATTCAACACTTCTCATGGTTTCGGCCAATCCATCATTTGCCCTTGTTCTTTCTCTGGTTCAATACGACCCTCCCAACCACGCCAATCAGTTGGTCCCCCAATAATTCCTAAGCCATATTCAAACATTTGGGGAGGGTTTAAGAGATCATGATACATTCGTCTTTGGCGTGCGAACCTACCCATTAATCGATCCTGAGCAGTAAATTCACCTTTAAGAATTGATTCAATGTTTAGAAGTTCTTCAAGGTAATCAAGAGTTACCTTGAGTTTGATTAGACCCCAGGTCTTTTGGGGAACATCTACACTAACGCTAATTATTGCTTGGCCTGGCATTATCCATCACCTCAATCAAATGATCGACATCGTATAGTTCGCCACAAGTACAATATCCATCATAGTATGGATTATGTTCTGATTTAGTAGCTTTCAGTTCTGCTATGGTGAAGATTGGAGACTTATATTTAGTTCTGTGCTCTGATTCAGTATGTCCGCAATTAGTGCAAAGTTTCAAGCATCGACAGTTCTTACCTTTATGTGGGTGATCATATGTCGCACAAACTAATTCATCGCGTGGCATGGGATACCTCTAAAATTGCCATAATAGCCCAAGCAACCATAACGAGAACAACAAAACTAATCAATGCAAGCTTCACAGGTTTTCTCTTTCTCGACAAGTAAAAAATGGTAACAATCGGTATGTTCTTTTACTTCCGAAAAACCACAGTGATTTTCTTTGAATGACAAACCTCATCTTTTATCCCTGCCTGCTATCCAATGAACGCATCTACGTGGAATGTCTTGCCGCACTTGAATTTCAGTACCAAATGTACGCCATTTAACCTTACAGAAACAAACTTCATATAAATTCCACCAACCTAATTCAGTCCATGGCATATCCACACTAAGACTGTATGCCATAAGCGGAGTTCGACCCAAAGAAATGTGTGGATTGCGATGACCTTCTGAACAAGTAACTGGAACAACAAGTTTCGGATGCTTATTGGGTACTAGCAATCCATGCTTGGCTATCGAATGAAAATTCCTATCAGGAGACCAATGATATCCAATCATATTTTGCCCTTGACTTCCCATTCTCCAATATCCGTTCTTTCCTCATCTGTTGGAGAACGAACAGAATTCACCCTGAGCTTTCTCGACCAAAAACCTTCATGCAGTTGTTAATTGCTTCTTCTAGCTGGTTATATGCTTTGTCTTGTTCTTCTGTTAAAGCCATCTAAACCCCAGCCCAATCTAACCAGTCTATTTCATCTTGACGCTGCTGTTCTAGCTCTTTCATTACTTCCAGATCCTTGTATATTGCTTCCAAGAGAATCTGAGTCATCGTCTTTCTAGGAGAAGGGCACATCAAATCCACCTCGCTATTACTTCATTGTTTTCATCTTCTGCTTCATGCCAGCCTTTGTGATTGACATCTAAAGTACAAAGATATTGCATCTCATGGTTTGACTCAGCTAAGCATAGAATATCAGCCAAAGCTATTGCAGCACTTTGTGCTTCAGGATCATCAATCATCTTCTAGATCCTTCTTTAGCCACTCCATGTACTTGTCTGCTGTAGCCAAAACGCTTGCGTCCCTATCTCTTATAGCAGAAATTCCACCCCATGATGTCGCTGCAGCATGTAGTGCAATAGCACGAAGAATCAGTTCATCCTCATCCATTATTCTGGTCCTTTCAAGTTATTCAAACCCATTGATATAGCAATGAATGCAGATCCACCCAAAAGCCTTGTCATAGCACTGACTCCGATTGCTCTATCCAAATCGCGTACAAAGAAATCCCAAACTCCCCACATACCCAACATCAATGTGAGAAACCCAAAGATGAATATCCAACTAATTATAAACTTCATCCATCAATCTCCTAAATCCTTCTTTTGCTCTATCCCAATCGAAAACCTCACTTGGCCTTGGTGTTTCAGCACGGAGTTTGTTTATAACTGCAGAATTCATTCGCGCATTTCTTAGCTGATCTGAAGTATGCGATCCTGTTTTACCTATGGCAAAATCAGCGCCCATATTTTCAGCCTCCCATAATCTCATTGATCTTAGCTACTGCTTCATCGCCAGCATCTTTTGCAAGAGTAGATTGGAAAACTCCTGTGCCGCTCATATTCTCCCAGCAAGTTGAAGCAAAACCCATAGCTTGAAATACAACTTCTTCTATGCTATTACAGCTATCAAATCGATTGGTCATTAAATTTCCTTGTGTAGTAATGATTTCCAAGGCAGTATTTGATGTGATGTTTTTCCCACCACCGTGACCCACTTTGCATTGTTTCTGCTTGAAAATTCAAACCGCAACCATCATCACCACCGCATCTAAAAAATCTCATATCATATGGCCGAATGATACTGCGCTCTATAACAATTCGTTTATTCCGAAGCGCTGGCAATACAGGCATTTTTACGATCCTGCTTTCTGATCTTATTTTGCATATGCCGAACATAACGGTGTGCAATCACAGCATCACGGAATGGATGTTTTGGAATCTTAAATCGCTTGCGCGTAGCTACCATTCCGCTTGCCCTGCGACTTGCGCGATTAGAGACAGGACGGAAAATTTGCCCCATTTGAATTCCGGGTATCGGTTGATTAGTTCCCAGTTTAAACGGTGAGATCCGTTGCGGCGTAGCTTCTTCCCGTAGTTTTGCATTACCTTTATCCATGCTGGTACGCTTTACTACAGTCTTGCGCAATTGATCAAATTTCATGCTGATGAAATCCTTCCATATTCGCCATCCCAGTTTACAATATGAATCATGGTATTAAACAAGGGAATTGGTAGTGTATCAAATTCTGGTATTTCTGTGATATAGATCTGTAGTGGTCTAATCCCAATCTCCATGAATGATTTTTCAAGCCACTCATTAACCCAAACTACATAATCGGTTGAATCTTTAAGTACAGCAATAACCTTCACTCGCGAACCGTAGTCAGCTTGAATTACTTTCACCAGTGCATCTCCTGTTCATCTTCGACCCTTTCCATTTCACTTCGTTGTTCTAATTCAACCCTACGATCTAGGTATTCCGAATGCCTTAAGCCGGAATCAATTTCGATTCTTATATCATCATCAAACTTTTGCGAGTGCATCACGGATACCTTCAAAAGCCTTCTCTAACTCTAAACCCCACTTAAGACGTTCTATCACAACGTATTCCGGCCTTGGTTCATCATTGTCACGTTTGAGATCCCAGTAATCATCTCGCCATGTAGGCATGAATTCTTCTAGCCATGCAATGATTTCATCCATTCTAGATAACCTCTGGCATTGGATTGATATTTTGGAACACATGAATAGCTCCACCATTAATCTCTCTACGCTCAAGAGGCACAACATAAATACGTGAGAAATCAAGAGATTGATCTCGTGTCATTGCTAGCATCAAATCAAATTCACCATACTTATAAAACTTAGTGAATATCGGTCTAACCTGCATTGTGTACGCTGAATCAATGGAATGCTCAAACTCAGCAAATACAGGGTAAGCAATTACCCTTAGCTGAACTCCCTTGTCTACTACCATAAGCCAACACCAAACACCTGCTTTCATTACACAGCCTTCAATCCAGACGATCCCTTAAGAAATGCTTCGAATTTCTTTGCATCTTCTACTACTTGATCCGCTAAGCTATCCTGTTGAAGATGTGATCCACGAATATCTGCTAGATGCATAGCTTCTGCCAATGCACCTCTTCGATTCATTGAATCAAATTCACCTGGTGTCATCTCGACCCTTTCATTCTCATCAATTGGCGAAATCCTCTGTGAGAGTTACCAATTCGCACACCTGACGGTGCCTGAGTATATGGTACCCCTCCTGGGCTGGTTCCGGTAGACCCAAACCCTTTCTCGTCAGTAAAAGAATATCCTGGAAGTATTCCTGGTTTATTCTGATTTATCTCTGTGCTGTAATAATCCTGATATTCTTCACTTGGTGCGAAAGTTATTCCCTTACTACTTCTTTCGCTCAAGCTTTCTTTCTTCCAATTCTGGCCGTTGAGATACATTGCTGACTGTTGGAGCTTGGACCAACGGAGGCTGCCCGCCGTAGCGATCAGAAATACCATGCGCTGCAATAGAATTAGACCAATAAAGATAGCAATCCACCAATACCATGCAATCATCGGTCGTACCTCTTCTGTCCAGCATATAATCCAGCTTGTTTTAATTCATCAAACATTGGAGTAGAGAAGATGAAAGGTGCTCTCCTGATCCACTTTTCAAGTTCAGGAATTTCAGGCATCATACCTTTGCAGCTCTCATACCCTGCCATCATCAAATTGCATGAGCGACAAAGCAATCCACGAATACACCTACCACACGATCTAGCACCTCTAGCAGGTGCTCTGCCAATTCGTATATCGTGGCAACATATATGATTATGATCTATATGAAGTGCCCTCCATCCCTCGCTATCACAAGGTAAATAACCACAATTCCAACAACCTCCCTGATTAAATGCCAGAAGCTCATTCCAGTTCTCAAGTGTTAAATTATGATGACTCAAGGAAATTCGACGCTTCTTTTCCTCGTAATCCATTATCGTGCTCTCTTTAACTTACGTTCTTCCCATTCAGGCTTTTGAGACACGTTCGGTACAGTGGGTGCTTGAACTAGTGGTGGTTGCCCGCCGTATCTATCTGGATTCCCAAGCGTTTCAAAATCGCGGCCACTTGTAGGGTCAGTAGGATCAGTACGACGATCAGCCACGGCTCTTGCAAATATTGCATCTTCACCTTCTCCATCTGGAATTATATCTTTATAGGGATCTGCGAAATCATCCTGAATTCTAGACTGTCCTTCATTGGATGCAACACCAGGTGCGAACATGCCTGGACCATAACCGAATTCGGTCTCATCATCAGGGAGATTGTTTGGGTCCATTGGTGCAGTCATGATAACTGTGCCTCCACTTTCAATTGAGCTTCTTCTGCATTTTCGTAAACAGTATGTCGCACGCCGTCTTTCATATGTACTACACATGCGCCATTGGGTCGATAGGAATCGCGTGCTGAAATACGAACCACTTCATCAGGATTGATCCTAATTTCTCCATTAGATTCTAGAAGCCTAAGTTTAACCAAACCTCTCATTTTAATCCTCTCTATACCTTGGCCGAATTTCGTACTTTTCCAACAACATTCGTGCTGCTGAATCAGTATCAATGCTTGCATCCATTCCAGTAGATTCCCTTAGTGCTCTCCACAGTTCTCCGCGTAATTCAGCCTGACCTATTGAATTTGGTTGTCTTTCAATAGGACTCAGCTTCTCTGCAATTTCAGCAAGTAGAATGTTCTGTAGTTCACTATGATACATATTGTCTATATTCTTGTTCTTGTATCTCTCAAGAACTTTCCTTGCGAAACTCATTGCGACCCTTTCATTTTGTACTTCTGAAAAATCCTTGTTTGGGGTTTGCTGGCTTCTTAGAGTTGTCCTGGTGTAACACTTTCTGTAACACTTATAAATGCTCTGACCTGCTCTGTAACAGATATGAAAAATAAGTGTTACAACGTACCTACCATTGTTTGCCCAGGTCACACCGGCTAACTAGTACATCTGTGTACCATGTAACACTTTCAACCTCTGTTAGATTCTATGGGGACCATCAATTTCTCACACTCTCTCATAATTCACCCGATTCATAGCCCTATGCAAATCTAATCAACCCATGTCCGTTACTGTTACAAAGCACCCAAAAACATGTGCTGACCTGCGATGATACCTGTAACACTTTTACTTTTCCACATTTGAATCAACATTTTCCTCACCCACTAATGATATCCCTGCCCATCCTCTTTGAGGATTTGTATGCTCCTTCATTCGTCTTTGAACAGACTGATATCCCAAGCCTTTTAACCGTTGTGAGAGCTTAGTTTGTGTCCAACCCTTTACATTAAAATTGTTGCGTGAAGCCCACTGATTGAATCTAAAGAACAGATCCTCACTTCTGACAAATCCGTCTGGATCAGGCATGATATTGGTATCAGCAAAATCAGCAATATCTGAGAGTTTCGAAGCAAATTCTTCAGTGGCTATCTGCATATGAATGGGGATGGGTAGCAATCCTTCTCGTGTATATTTAGCTGCACCTTCAATTAGCCAGGCAAATACAGCATCTAAACCTTGCTCATATAATCTTTGTTGATTACCTGATAACTTATCTTCTTCCGTTGCCTGATGAGTGAATTTAGCAACTAGAAGCCTGTTAACAAAGGCAGTATCTCCACCAGGAACATTGGGAATACCGTTAGTAGTGACAATGAGTGTAAACTGTGGAACTGCTGAGATTAGATTATTAGATCCTTTTAATTCCACTGTGATAGTTTCCCCGCCTGTGATATTCTTGAATAACTCTGAGTTAATAGTGTTGTCGCCCAACTCACTAACTCCCACAAGCCTTAGCGAAAGTGCATGGGCTAGTTGAGGATTGAGAACCTTAGACCTAAATATGTCGGGCTGTCGAGTTCCTGCATAATCTCCAAGAGATTTCACCATAAGTTCAAGCATTGTCGATTTACAGGTATCAGTAACCCCATGAAAGAAAATTGCGCGCTTTTCAGGATTGTCACCCAATACCACTGAGCCACAAAGCTTTTGAAAATAGGTTAGATCATGGCCTGACCCTGCAACGAATTTATCTAAGAATTCCTTGAACAGACGCTTTCCCTCTGATTTTTGTTCACGCAACGGAGTGTACTTGCGACCAGTGTTTTTAGTAATAAGTAGATCTTTGGAGTTTTCAATAAGTTCAATCTTTCCTGACTTAGTGATCCGAACAACTCCATTAATACAACCAAGAGCACGACGATCAGAGTCTAGATCTTCAAACTTCACTGAAATACCTTGTCTAATAGAGCGAGCCGCTTGTAATGCACGGTCAATATCTCTGACATTGCCGCTAGCTTTAGCATGTTGTGCCCATTTCTGAGCTAATGCCTTGACTTCTGGTGCTCCCTTGGTTCCTGCAATCTGTTTGTAGTCCTCGAAAATCTTTGCAGCATAAACCATTTGACGATTTTTTACCCGACGATACAGGTGCCTAGCGATATCACCTTTCTCGTCTACTACCCAACGTGAACCATCCCAAATCATCCAGTTCTGCAATACATTTGGGATGTACCTAACCAAACCATCATGAAGATCTAAAAAGTGCTCGCCGTTGCCGTCATCATTGAGTGTGTATTGATCAACATCTTTGCCTTTTGATTCAGGCCAGCCTTGACCAATTTTGGGGGTATCTACAATCGCGCCTGCTTGACCATCAAACATGTCACAGGCATCTTCTTCTGCGAAAAACCCACGGCCAGCTTTTAATTCAGTATCAGCGGAACCTTTGATTCTACGCAATGCGCCGAACCTAGAGCGTTCTACTTCTTTTTCAGCTTCTCGACCTCTACGCTTTCCACGCGCCAAAACGTCTGCGATATAATACTTTTCAAACTCTTTTACGGCGGGAAGCCAACCTTTGTGACCTTCATTGGCTCCGCAAAGCAGCATGTGATTATGTGCAGCAGTTAAAATGTTGTGTGATTTTGCGCTGTCATCTAGCTTGATTTTCCATTTATCCAAAGTGATTGCCATGTACTCACATACTGAATCATTTGGTGCAAAGTTACGAACAGCCCAGCGTGTTAGTTCTTTAGCTGTAGAGTCCATATCCATAGGTACGCCAACATCTTTGACGCGACCTTGGGTAAGGTAATCTATCCAAGCATCAGGTAGAAGTGGGAGTTTCTGTGGATCAGGAATCAGCCCATGAACATTGCGATTAATTGCTTCTAAATCACCATCGGGTGCGAATCCTGGTGGATACCACCAGTATTGACGGTTATCAGCATCTGGATTGGTAGAAGGAAAGCACACCAAAAACCGATAATTCTTTGAGATAATATCGATATCTTGTCCAGCTTTACCGCAATCTCCACGCCACATCAAACCCTTTGGCGCACGGTATAATCTAATTCCTGCTATGCCATTAACACGCGCCGATGAAGTCCAGGTTGGAGGCAAAGCCCCCAGCTTCTTTTCTAGATATTGAAGTTGTTCTCCACCGTTTTTAGGATCATCTTTATCTTCTGGATGGTGATCAACATCTATGCCTACTAAATCATGTTCTCCAATTGTATTGAGCCGCAAGGCAATATTAGCCTTAGACACTGAATACTTGAGATCATCGCCATTGAGCCATTTAGCCAATTGCTGCTCAGTAGTAACTGGTCTACCGTGGCCGGTCCAACCTGTAGGAGGGGGATTTTTTGTGTTGTGGCGCAGTGGAATTGGAGCGTATCCACTTTCGAAATACTTTTGCGCCCAACCCACAAACGGGTTAGCTGAACCAATAAAGCGAGGTTGTTGTGCTGTCAAAGCCCTGCCTGTCTTGAATAGTCTTGTTCAATAACCTCTTTGGCAATTCCGTGAATACGAGAGTAGTGGGTGCAAAATCGCTCAAAATCAGTAGCGACATAAATATCACCCAAATCAATACACATTGTGCATCGATAGCCAATGCCAATTTCAGGATTCATTTTCGACCCTTAATTTCGTTGCGTGGCAACGGGTTTGGGCATCACCGCAGGTCAACCACCTTACGCGCCTGTTTGCCCGTTAGCAAGCACCACAGCCCCTAGTAGGATATGCCCTGCTCAACCACTAGATGTCGTGTCGGGGTCTATTTGCTGATTCGGCTTGTATATTTCAAAGGCACGCAATAGTTTTGAAGCCATTGAAGCTGCATCACTAATCTCAGCCATCATGTATGGTCGCCCGTCAATATTGGTGCGTCTAAAGCAGTCATGCAAAATATCAGTTAAATCATCTATGGTAGCAACTGCGGAAGTATCATTGATGAAATGCTTAAAGA